ATCCCACACCGCCCACCTGGCCGCCGCCTCAGCCCGCCGGGCTGCCGACATCCAGACAGTCCTCGGCGACCGCCGCCCCGAGTTGGCGATGGCGCTGCTGACCCAAGAGGTCGTGCTGCTGGCTGATCTCGTCTACGACCTGTCCCTCGAACTCCAACGCCTGAAGGAGGAACCCAAGTGACCACCCTGACCAACACCGACCAGATGATCTTGGAAGCGCTGGACTTCGAGCCGGCGTGCACCCGCGACGAATGCGTTGGTGATCATGGCCCGGCTACCCATCGCTACTCAGTGCGGACTCGGTGCGGTTGTGACATCAACGATTTGGTCTGCGGCCAGTGCACCTCGTACATCGCCGCATGGGTCGCGCGGAACAGCAGCAAGCGTGTCGGCTGCCACACCGATCGACACACGCTCCGACCCGACGAGTACGACCTGAGGCTGGTGCCCATCTCGTGACCCGCACCCTCCCACCCATCATCGGCTTGAACGGCCCAGCCGGCGCCGGCAAGAACACCCTGGCCGACCAGCTCACCGCGCTCTACGACTACCGCCAGGTCGCGTTCGCGGCACCGCTGAAGCAGATCGCCCTGGAACTCGACCCCTGGATCTCCGTCCCCCTGACCTGGACCGGCCCATACCCCGGCGCCAAGGTCATCCGGCTGTCAGTCCTCGTCGACTGGGTTGGTTGGCGCTCCGCCAAGGACGACTACCCCGAGGTCCGTCAGTTCCTCCAGGCCCTCGGCTCCGGCGTCCGCCGCCACGCCGACCCGAACATCTGGCTCTGCGCCGGCATGCAGAAAGCCGATGAGCACCGCCGCAACGGTGACCCCGTGGTGATCACGGACATGAGGTACCCCAACGAGCACGAGGCCGTCCGACTGCGCTCGGGCATGACCGTCCGGGTCCACCGCCCCGGCCTCGAATCATCTGATGATCACGAGTCCGAGAACGCCTTGAACAGGCACCAGTTCGACGCCGTCGTCCAGAACGACGGCTCCCTACATGATCTTGCCGCCAAGGCTGCGGCGCTGCACGAGGAGGCTTTGAAGTGAGCGAGTTCAAGAAGGGTGACCGGGTGCGCCTGATCAAGAACTACGGCAGTCTGAAAGCGGGCGTCGTCGGCACCATCCGCGCTGCCTCGGGCACTCGGGCCGTCGTTGAATGGGACACCGCCAACACCGACCGGGTAGCACGGGAACGAAACGCCCTCAACCTTGACATGCTCGAACTGATCACCGACCCAACCCCCCTCCGCTTCGAGGACGTGAAGACGGGCGACCGGATCACGGTGGAGAGCCCGGACTACACAGTCACCGGTACGGCGGACGTGAACACCTACCGGATCGCAATCAAGGGAATGGACCTGGCGTTCAGCCGACGCAACGACGGATGGCACGAAAGCACCTGGGACCAGCTGGTTCAACTCACCGCCCACGAGCCCGCCGAGCCGGAGTGGCACCGGGCCAAGGTGATCAAGGCGGACACGATGACCGGCGGACGGCTCAAGAACCCGATCATTCAGGACTTGTGGCTGCACAAGGGAGTCGCGTTCATCAACAACGACGGCATGCTGCGCAGCCCGGACGAACTCACCAACGTCGTGATCATCGTCGACGAGCACGGGGAGGTGATCCGGTGAACGCTGACGAGCCGACCGCGGACCACACCGACGACTGCCTCATCCTGCAGCCCTTCCATCGAGATGGCGTCGACTACTGGCCTGGCTGCTCCTGCTTCTACCCGAAGCCGGCCGAGTTGGGTCCGGAGTGGCAGGAATGCGGCTACCTCGACGAGTCCGAGGTTCGATCATGATCGAACTCGTCCTCGGCTTCTGCATCGGGTGGGTGTTGATCCATCTGGTGCAGGGCCTCGTGGAACGGAGGAAGCGATGAGCCTGCTGTACATCCGGAACTACTACAGGGTCCCCGCGAAGCGTGGGGCCATGATCAAGTTCCGCGGCGAGCCTTGGGTGATCGTCGGCTCCGACCGCCAGTACCTCCGCGCTCGCCCAGTCGACACCCCGCCGGGGCACTACACCAGCACGCTTCATCCGACGTGGGAAATCGAGTACGAGGAGACCGCAGATGCCTGACACCCTCCCCACCCTGAAAGCCGCCCGCTGGCTCTTGGACTTGGAGCGCTCGTCTCTAGATGCCCGGATCGCTGAGGTGGACCGGTTGATCCACGAGGCCGAGAACGCCGAGCTGCACTGGCGCATGTCCCCCGAAGGTCGTGCCGCCACCCGCGAAGGTGCGATCGACGAGATCGCCGCGTTGCTCCCGCCGCACACAGACGACGAACCCTGCCACTGCGGTAACCCCGTCTACTACGAGCCGGCCATCCCCGGCCCCGACCCCCGCGGCTTCACCCGCGGACTCTGCGCCGACTGCGACGCCGAGCGCTGCGACGCCCCGGAGGCGGACGCGCAGTACACGTGTCACACCCGCCGCTTCTCCGACCTTGCCGCCAAGGCCCAAGCCGCCTGGTCTCCCGACGTCCAGCGCGTCCACGACGCAGCCGCCAAGGTCTTCTCCCGCGGCCTTACGTACCGAGCACCGAAGGACCATGACGATGACTGACCCAACCTACACAGCCGAAGAACTGCTTGATCATCTGTCCAAGGTGGCGGGCGAGTACACGCCGACGACCAAGGAAGTCCGGTGCGACTGCCTTACTCGCATCGAGGCGAAGTTGGATCAGATCATCGCTACTCAGCGGGCGGATTGGGCGGCTAGTCGTGGAGGGGTTCCTCCATTCTCAAGGAGTGGGTACGACTGGTCGACCCATGCGAAGCAGGAGGGTTGATGATCGACAAGCTGCTCATCGTCGGAATGATCCTTTGCGCCCTCGTCGCCCTGTTCGGGATCTTCGTAGGCATCCCCATGGCCATCAAGCAGAGTGCCGAGTTCGCCGACCGCTGCGACGCCCAGGGCGGACGCACCATCTACGGCAAGTCCATCCGGCTCTGCATCGCCCCTGACGGACGCATCCTGGAAGGGGAATGATCATGGGACAGCCCGACCTCACCGAGCCCGTAGAAACCGCAGCCCGCAGCATCTACGACGCCGTCCGCCCGCTCCGCATCCCGGACCCGGATGGCCAGATCAACCACCCTGACTGGGAAACCCTGCCCCAGATCTACCGCCACAACCTCCGCAAGGAGGCCCTGGTCTGGATCGCCCCAGCCGCCCAACTGATCTACGACCAAGGCCGGCGCGACGAGCGCCTGGAGTGGGAGAACAACGGGCACGGCCCGGACTGCGACTGGTGGGGAGGCAGCGATGCGTAGCCGCCTCCGCGCTCTCGTCCGAGAGCGGCTGTTCCACCTCATCGGCCGGAAGATCCAACACCACCCCGACGCCCTGAACTGGCCGCACCTGTACGCGGCGGCTCGGGTTGTCGAGGTGATCACGAGGAGTCGATCATGAGCCTGCCCAAGTTCGTCGACGGCGCCGAGGTGGAGACTCCACTGAAGCACGACGGGGTTGTTGATCACTCCTTCTTCGTCGAGCCAAGCCCGCCAAGTACCAGCCAGCCTGGCACCCGCGCCGGGTGGTACTGCGTCGTGGCTACGGACCATTTCATCTCGGTGTTCCACGAGGATGAATTGCGTCTCCGACCGCTCGCGCGGTCTGCCGCGAAGGCTACCGGCTCGTACGAAGCCCACCCTGCCGACGTGTGCTCCTGCACCAACAACCCCGAGACCGTGACGCTCTACCTCAACATCCCAGGGCACTCCGGCCCACGGGTTGTTGAGCGGGCGCATCTGATCGAGGTCGCGTGATGTCTCCGCTCGTCTACACGTCGGGCGTCCCAAGATCAACGAACTGAAGGTGTAACCATGAAGGCAGCAACCAAGGGCCTCGGCGCATTCGTCGGGGCCCTCGTCGTAGTCGCCCTGATCGCCGCCGGCATCTGGGCATTCAACGTCGCGACCAGCGGCATCAAGGGCCAGGGCGACGCGGCGATCAACAAGAACTCCGCAGACAACTGGCCTCAGCAACAGGCCGAATTCGAGCGGCTGTTCGCGTCGATCAAGTCGCAGGACAAGAACATCGGCATCGCGTTCGCGGAACTCCAGGCCGACCCGAAGAACTCCGTCAAGCAAACCAACTACAGCGGCCAGGTCCGCAACTGCAACGACACCGTCGCCAACTACAACGCGAAGGCTCGCGAGTTCAATGCCCGCGACTTCCGCGCCGCTGACCTCCCGGCTCAGATCGACGAGTCCGACCCGGCCACCGACTGCAAGGAGAACTGAGCATGAAGAAGATCATTCGCGCCGTCGTGATCGTAGTTGCGGCCCTCGGTCTACTGTTCGGTGCTGCGTCCTGCACCGGCAAGAGTCAGGAACTGATTGATCGCGAGAAGCAGAATCAGGCCGCCAAAGAGAAGAAGACCCTGGAGAAGGAGAACATTGCCCGGAAGCTGAAACTGGACGAGGACCCGAACCGGGTCGGCTACGTCTACATCATGAGCTTCGGCAAGTTCGTCGGCTACTACACGATCAAGGGCAAGATCAGCTCGAACGGTTCGCAGCTTGAGCCCGAGGACCAGATCCTTTGCCCGCTGAACTACACGACATGCAGCTCGGACGGCTACTACGTGCTCGACGGACCGCAGGACGACGGAACGTACGGCGAAGGCGACCCTGGCATCTTCTTCTTCACCACCGAGGGAACCATGGTCGTCACCGACCTGGACTATCTCTACTCGAATCAGCCGATCCCTGCCGCGATCGACGTTCCCAAGCTTGGGTGACGAGATGATCGAAGTCACCGGTCTGATCATCTTCCTCCTCGTCATCGGCGTCGGCAGCCTCATCTTCTTCATCAGTCAGGAGGGCCGGGAATGATCACCACCATCGTCATCGCAGCAGTGATCATCGCCGCCGCGGTCGTCGGCCTCCTGGTCTTCGTCCTCCGGCGCGACGAGAAGCACCGCGACTTCGACTCAGTGGGCCAGCGTGTCGAGCGCGCGATGTACTACAAGAGCTTCCCGAACCCCTGCGCCGACGGTCACGAGGCCCTGACCCACGAGTTCGCCCAGCGCCGTGCACCCTCCGGAGCAACGGTGCTGGTCTACGACGGCTCGTTCTGCACCGTCTGCACCGAGCCCGCCCCAACGCCGCCGTGGCGCGATTGTCTCGACTGCCAGTCGCACATCACGGCCGGCGGCCTGGGTCTGGAGTTCGAACTGGAGCCCTGCCGGCGGCACGAGAAGAACGCAGGCTGGGATGGAAGGAGGTGGAAGGCATGAGCAGCTTGATCAAGTTCCTCCGCGCCAGGCTCGACGAGGACCAGGCGGTGGCTATCGTCGCCTCCCCCGGACCCTGGTCCGTCGACAACACCACGTACCCAGAAGCAATCTACGACGCCGATCAGGCAACCGTGATCAGCGGGGGCAGATGGGGAGGCGAGGCGTCCATCTTCAGCCTTGACGAAGATGCGTTTCACATCGCCCGCCACGACCCCTCCCGCGTCCTCGCCGAGGTGCAGGCCAAACGCGCCATCCTCGACGAACTCGAACGCTTGGGGCACTTGCCGCTGAGCCTCCCCGAAGACCTCCAGTACGTCGGGGCGCACCAGGCGCTACTAGGTGCGGCGCGGTGGCTCGCCCTCCCGTACCAAGATCATCCCGACTACCGCGAGGAGTGGCGGCCATGATGATCGCGATCAATGCAGATCTCTTGACCGAAGTCAAGCGTGCGGCTGACTGGTACCGACGGCAGGCAGACGAAGCTGTTGCCCGGTCCAGAGTTGAGGGACCGAACCCTCCATGGCCGAGACCGTGCAAGGACTGCTTAGAGACGTGGAAGGAGGAACAGGATGAGCGCTCAGCCGGAGGCCTCGCAGCCCACCGCTAGCCACTGGCACGACGTCCTCCTAGCCCGCATGCTCCAAGCCGGCGCCACCGACGCTGAGCTGATCACCGAACTACGCCGCCAGCGCGACGCGTACCGAATGATGGTGAAGGACGCCTGGAAGATCATCGCCCAGCATCGCCCGCTCCTGACGCAGTCAGGCGCTGGGTTCGTCGAGTGTGTCCGGAAGGCTGTCGCCCCCGGCGGGGGCGTCTTCGATGGGGTCAACCCCGACGGGGTCTCCCTCGACGTACCGCACCAAAGCACACATTCTGTGGCTACACCTACCGCGCTCTACCACTGGAGTCCGTCAGGCCGGCGATCGCAGATTCTGAGGGTGGGAATCGTGCCTGGATCGCGACCAACGGTGCAATCAGCCCCTGCGCCCTTTACCTGCTGGTCAGATTCTCCGGCCTTGGCGTGGGCGCTGTCTGGAATGTCTCACGGTGCCGGCACCGGGTGGGACCTGTGGATGGCATGGCTTCCTGAAGGCGCAACTCCGATCGACGATCACCGGCCTTGCGAGTTCCGCGTGTTCGAGGCGCTCTCACCGGCCCGCATTTGGTATGTCGGTTCCCGAACGCTGTGCACCACCTGTGAGTAGAAACTTCTGACATTACGTCTGTCCAGAAAGCCTGAACTGGGCCTCCTTCTCTAGCGCAAGAAAACCACTAGAGAAAGGGGCGCGGATGACGATGCCCAAAGCCGTCGAGCTGAACGCCAACGACGTGCACGTGTTCCGCAGCGACGACGATCCGATCCCCCGCGACCGCTGGGGCCGGCCGATGATCGTCCCGCCCGGGGGCGGCAGCCCGGTGGCCTACACCCGCTGCACGACCTTCGTAGGCGTGCTGGAGGACACCTACCAGATCAGCCTGTGGAAGCAGCGGATGACCGCCATCGGCATGGCCGAGCGGCCCGATCTCCAGATGGCGGCTTACGCCCTTCGCGACGCCCAACGCAACGATGACCGCCAGGGCAAGCGTGAACTGAACAAGATCTGTGAGAAGGCGATCGAGGTAGCCGGCGGCAGCATCGCGGCCAACACCGGCACCGCTCTCCACGCCCTGTCCGAGAAGGTCGACCGCGGCGAGGATCTGGGCCCGGTGCCCGAGGTGTTCAAGGCCGACCTGCGCGCCTACTGGGCGGCGACTCGTGATCTTGAGGTTGCCGCGATCGAGAACTTCGTGGTGGTCGACGACTACAAGGTCGGAGGCACCTTCGACCGCCTGGTGAAATACAAGGGCCAGCACTTTATCGCCGACATCAAGACCGGCGGGATCGACTTCGGCATCGGCAAGATCGCGATGCAGCTCGCCATGTACTCCCGCGGCGTCGAGTACGACCACACCACGGCGACCCGCACACCGCTGCCTGCCGATGTCTCGCAGGAGCGCGGCATCGTCATCCACCTCCCCGCCGGGAAGCAGACCTGCACGCTGCACTGGGTTGATCTCGCCGCCGCGTGGGACGCCATCGACCTGGCCGCCAAGGTCAAGGAGTGGCGCAGCCGCAAGGACTTGAGCTGGCCCGTAGAGACCGGGGAGTGATCATCATGACCGCAACCGACAGCATCACCCTGGCCTACCGCGCCGGCCTTCTCCCCGCCGAGTTCAAGGGAGCCAGCGCCTACGGAGGCACAGCCGAGAAGCACGCCTACCGCGTCGTCGAGGAATGGCACCGAGAGTCACACCCCGGCCGATTTGATCACTGCGACCAGCAGCCGTGCGCGGCTATTCATATTGCTCACTGAGAGGAGTCGACGTGCCCAAGATCATCAACGCCGACTGCCTCGACCACCTCCGCACCCTGCCCGATGATCACTTCGACGCGATCGTCACCGATCCGCCCTACGGCCTCGGCTTCATGGGCAAGGCGTGGGACGACCTGCCGCCCGGCCCGGAGTTCGCCGCTGAAGCACTGCGCGTGCTGAAGCCCGGCGGGCACATGCTGGCGTTCGGCGGCACGCGGACCTGGCACCGGCTGGCCGTCGCGATCGAGGACGCCGGGTTCGAGATCCGCGACTCCATCGCCTGGCTGTACGGGTCGGGCTTCCCGAAGTCGATGGACGTGTCGAAGGCGATCGACAAGGCTAACGGCCGCCGGTTCGAAGATCGCTACGCGCTGGGCCGTCACATCCGCGAACGCAGAGAGGCGGCCGGGCTGACGCGGGCCGAGGTTAACGCCTGGTTCGGCTATAAAGACGGGTGCGAGCATTGGGAGCGGCAAGACCCATCAGGCGCGCGGGTCCCGACACTGGCCGATTGGGCGGTGCTGTCCGAGCGGTTGGGCCTGTCCGGCGAACACCTCGCGCTCGTTGAGCGGGCCGAAGCCGAACGCGAGGTAGTCGGGTCCGGTAAGAACTACGGCGCCGCCACCGCCGCAGACGGCAAGCATGCATTCGGTGACTACGCCGGATCATGGGACATCACCGCCCCGGCGACCCTGGAGGCCGAGCAGTGGCAGGGCTGGGGTACCGCGCTCAAACCGGCGTTCGAGCCGATCGTGGTGGCCCGGAAGCCGCTCGACGCCGCAAACGGCCGGGGCACAGTCGCGGCGAACGTGCTGGAGCACGGCACCGGGGCGCTGAACATCGACGGATGCCGTATCGAGGGACGCGAACGCACTGAGTACGGTCTCGCCACGGCGCAGCGGAGCAAGGTATCGACCTACGGCGAGCCCAATGCTTCAGCCGATTTCGATGCAAGCAAAGGCCGCTGGCCCGCGAACGTGATCTTGGACGAGGACCAGGCGGCCGCGCTCGACGAGCAGTCGGGCAATGGCACCAGCCGCAAGGGCAAGCCGCGTGGCTCGTCCAAGCCGGGGGACGGTTGGGGTATGACCGCAACCGGCGCCGAGTACGACGACACCGGCGGTGCGTCCCGGTTCTTCTACGTCGCCAAGGCCCCGAAAAAGGAGCGCCCCGTTGTCGACGGTGTCGCCCATCCGACGGTCAAGCCGGTAGCCCTGATGCGGTGGCTCGTCCGCCTCGTCACCCCGCCCGGCGGGCACATCCTCGACCCGTTCGCCGGGTCTGGGACGACTGTCGAAGCGGCGCTGTTGGAAGGCGTCACGATCACCGCCATTGAGCGGGAGCCCGACTACATCCCCTTGATTCAGGCGCGGATCGAACGCGCTCAGAAAGAGGCAGCATGATCATCGAACAAGACCGCGACGGATTCTTTTGGAGCGTGGGTGTCGTCGAATCTGAGGGCTGCATCGACGCTCACGGCGTCTACCCCCGCGTCCGAGTGTCCATGTGTGACAAGGACATCGTCGGCCGCCTCGGCGGTATGTGGGACGCGGAGGTCCGACTGACTCTCAAGGCTCCGCCGCACAAGCCCATCTGGACCGTTCAGGTCAAAGGCGCCAAGGCCGCCGCGTTGATTCGGCAGATGCTGCCTTACCTGGGCGCCCGCCGCTCGGCCAAGGCCGCTGAGGTCCTGTCGGTCTGGGAACTCCGCAACTCCGACAAGCGCTCCGTCGCCTTCGGCGGCGACATCGAGCGCCCGCCGCTGGCGCCGAAGGTTGATCGTCAGTTGGTGGCGGTGTGAGCGCTGATCGGGGCAGGGATACGTCCAGGTCCCTGACGGACGTCAGGACCGTTCTATCCCGTGCGGAGACGGCGCTCGCCGACCTGACGCGGAGGTCCTATCACCCGAACATGCCTGCGACGCGCTGGGACCGGGAGGCCGACCGCTGGGTCGAGACCGGCGAGTTAGTCGGCGGCGACCAGGACGACCCAGACATCGAAGAGATGTGCGCCGCCCTGGAGCAGGCCGTCTCCCTGCTCGACAAGTGGCGCCGCACCGGTCGGCCGCCTAAGAAATGATCTTGACACCCTGCCTCTAGCGGGGCTGTCAGCCGGGCGGTGAGCACGGGCTATTACCGATAGCCCGCCCGGCCCCTTCTTCTTTCTCCACTCACAACCCCACGGCGCTTCAGCGCGCCCAAAATCAAAAGGAATCAAATTGACTGCAAATGTATTCGGCACCAGCGCTGTCGCTTTCAAGGCCTCGACCTCTGCTGGTGACGGCGACTTCGGGCCCCGGCTCAAGCTCTCGATCGGCAAGTACGAGGAGAACGAGGCGCCCTACATCCCGAACCCGAAATACCTCGGCAAGGCGCTCTTGATCGAGAACATCAGCGTCTCGTCCGTTCCGAACAAGGAGCAGGGCGGCGAGAAGCAGGTGATCGACGCCGCCAAGATTACCGTCGTCGAGACGGGCGAGGTCTTCGAGCGTCAGCGGATCTTCCAGGTCGGCGTCGTCCGTCAGCTTGTCGGCCTCGCCGGCCAGACGGTGGTCGCCGGCGTCGGGACTTACACCTCCGAGAAGCGCGGCGGGCAGTCGTTCGTCCAGCTCGTCGACCCGACCGTGGAGCAGCAGGCTGCTGCGAATGCGCTGCTGGCTGGTAAGGCCGCGGGCGGCTCCGACGCCCCGTTCTGACCGCCGAGTAGCCACCCCCCGTAGCGAGGTGCCCGGTGTATGAGGCCGGGCACCTCGGGCGATTGGAGAATCCATGATCAAGAAAGTGATCGACCTCTGCGCCGGCCCTGGCGGCTGGGACGTAGCGGCGCGCGACCTCGGCCTCGACGTGATCGGGATCGAGTGGGACGCCGCCGCCTGCGACACGCGCAGGGCAGCCGGACTCCAGACCATCCAGGGCGACATCCGCGACTATCGGCACCTGATCACCGAGATGATCTTGGGGGGCCTCATCGCCTCGCCGCCGTGTCAGACCTTCAGCGCCGCTGGCAAGGGCGCCGGCCGCCGCGCACTCGACGACGTCCTCCTCGGCGTTAAGACCCTGGCCGCACGCCAGGAGTTCGACGCGTCCGTGTTCGACGACGAGCGGACCGGTCTGGTCCTGGAGCCCCTGATCTGGGCGCTGACCGCCATCGACGCAGGCCGCCCGTTCGAGTGGCTCGCCTTCGAGCAGGTCCCGGCGGTGCTCCCGGTCTGGGAGGCCATGGCCGAGGTGCTCCGCGCCGAGGGCTACGGGGCGGACACGGCGATCATGAACGCCGAACAGTACGGCGTTCCGCAGACCCGCCGCCGCGCGGTGCTGGTCGCCCGGTACGACGAGGGCGCACTGATCCCCGACCCGACGCACTCCCGCTACTACCCGAGGACTCCGGACAAGCTCGACCCGTTCGTCTGGCCATGGGTTTCCATGGCGGAAGCGCTGGGCTGGACCTCCGACGCGGTGCTCCGCTCCAACTACGGCACGGGCGGCGATCCGGCGAAGCGCGGTGAGCGACACCTCTCGGAGCCCGCCGCCACGGTCACCGGCAAGGCCGACCGGGGGAACTGGGTTCTTCAAGGGAACCAGAAGCCTGACGGGGTTGACTACCAAGCTCGAGCTGTTGGAGCGCCGGCTCAGACGCTGACCGGGAACTCCGCCTCGTATGCATGGGTTCACAGCCGACCGGCAACAACCGTCGTCGGCTCCTTCTGCCCCGACGTGATCGCCGCTCCGGGCTACCGCAAAGCGGGCGGGCCGTCCCGGCAGAATGCGCCGGGCTCGGTCAAGGTCACTGCCCAAGAAGCCGCCACACTTCAGACCTTCCCAGCTGACTACCCGTGGCAGGGCACCAAGAGCAAGCAGTTCCAACAGATCGGCAACGCCGTCCCGCCCCTCCTCGCCCGCGCGATCTTGAAGGCGGTGACCGATGGACGATGACAACCGATTCCTCGAACGCATCGCGCTCGGCATCACGATCTTCGTCGCAGCCGTCGTCGTGATCATCGTCCTGTCGGTCCTGACAGCGCTGGTCCTCGGTGTCATCGCGCTGGCCGGCCTGGTCCTGTGACACCCCGCTGCCAAACCGGCATGACCTTCGAATCCCGCACCGCCTCTCGCATCTGCGAACGCGCTGCCGGGCACTCCGGGGTTCACAGGGTGACGTTTCGCGGGATCACGTACGAATTTCCGGATCAAGATCATCGGGAGGTGAAGCGTGGCCAAGCTGACCAAGGCTGAGGCGAAGCTACATGCAGAGGCAATCGAGCGGCTGGCTCAGCCGACGCTGAGCTGGGAAGACCGGGACTTCATCGAGGCAAACTGGCAGGAGTCCGCCAACAACGTCAACAGCGCGGCCGGCGCGTTCTTCACGCCGACTGCGATGGCGAGGGACTTCGCGCTAGAGGTGATCCAGTTCCATGACCGTCCGACTCGCGTCCTGGATCTGTGCGCCGGTATCGGCACGTTGAGCCGTGCTGTTCAGTGGCGACACGCGATCGACCCAGACCTGACGTGCGTAGAGATCAACGATCAGTATGCCGAGATCGGCCGGGCCATGGTTCCGGACGCCAAGTGGATTCAAGCTGACCTGTTCGATCTTCCCGACCTCGGTGAGTTCGACGTGGTGATCAGCAACCCGCCATTCGGCCGGATCAAGCGCTCGGGTGACGGGCCGCGGTACTCGGGCGCTGAGTTCGAGTTTCATTTGATCGACGCGGCGATGACCCTCGCCCCGTACGGCGTCTTCATCCTGCCGAGTGGCAGTTGCCCGTTCCGGTACAGCGGTGCCCCGTACTACGAGGACATCGACAACCGAAAGGTTGCCGCGTTCACGAAGCAAACGGGTATCCAACTGCGCGCCGGGATAGGGATTGACACGTCGGTCTACCGAGACGGCTGGCACGGCGTGAGCGTCCAGACGGAGATCGTCACGGTGGATGTCGACGACTGACAACACAACAGAGAGGCACCGGACAATGACGCTGGCCGTTGACGAGTTGATCATTCCCGACGTCTCGGGTCTCTCGGTTCGCGAAGCGGTCGACGCCTACCGCGCCGCAGGCTTGATCGTCTTCCCGGTGCGGCCGGGCACCAAGGAGCCGGCGGTCGAGTCGTGGACAACCTTCGGCCTGGATGATCCCTGGCCCGTCGGCGACTACGCCATCGGTCTCCCGATGAACCGCAACCGAATGGTGGCTATCGACGTTGATCATCCGGACCGTGCACCGCTTGAACTGGCGGCCGTGCTGGAACAGGGCGCCCTGCAAACGACCGACGCCGATCCCGATCTCTCGGACACGGTGCGCGGTCATGCCTTGTTTCGCACGGATGCCGACTACAGCAACGCGGTATCGGGTCTCCCCGGCAAAGGCTGGGGCGATGTCCGCGCCGCAGGCTTCGTGATCGTCGAGCCCTCACCGCACTCGCGCCCTGGCGGCGAGTACCGGTGGCAGCGCCGCGAGGTGCCGCCGCTGCCCGATCAGCTCAAGCGCTGGCTGACCCCAGCCGGCGAAGCCACCCACAGCGGCACCAGCGCCGACCTGGCGACGTTCCTCAGCCACCACACCGAAGCCGCCGAGCCGCACGCTCTCGCCGATGATCTTGCCCAGTTCCGGGCACGCATCCAGGCCGGCGAGCCGCGTAACAACGTGTTGCCCTCGGCCATGGGTTTGATCTTCCGCAAGGCGGTCAACGGCTTCTACTCGGCGCAAGAGGCGTACGACGCACTCGAAGATCTGTCGAATACGCCAGATCCCTACGAGAGCGGGCGCTACGAAGCCTTGGCCGAGCGCTTCGCCCGGACCGCGATGGATGACCCAGGTGACCTGAAGCCGTTCCGGCCGGTGGTGCTCGAAGGAGCGACTGATTACAGCCCCAGCGACTTCTGGACCTCCCGCGACACCCTCCGCACGATCCACCAGGCGGCCAAGTCGCGCATGCTCGGTCCGTACGGGCTACTCGGCGCCGTCCTGGTGGACATCGTCGCGGCGATCCCGCCATCGATCGAGCTGGACACGTACGGCGGTGATCACGCCAGCCTGAACATGTTCGTCGCCCTGGTTGGACCCTCCGGCGCCGGCAAGTCCCGCATCGCCTCGGCGGTCCGGGACGTGATCGAGATCCCCGACCGCACCTACTGGCAGTCGCTCCGCTCCGGCGAAGGACTCGTCTCCATGTTCATCCAGAAGCGGGGCAAGGAGACCGAGAGGATCGCCGACTCGGCCGTGATCGACATGGATGAGGTTGACCGGCTGACCGCGCTAGGCCAGCGGACCGGCGCAACGATCATGCCGACCCTGCGCACGGCGTGGGTGGCCGGCACGCTCGGAGGTCGAGCCGCCACCAGCGGTCTTGATCTTGTGCTGGAGCACGGCTCGTATCGCTGCAACCTGGTGGCCGGCGTCCAGCCGGGGCGCTCCCGAGCGCTTCTGTCCGACGCCGACGGCGGCACGCCGCAGCGCTTCGTTTGGCTGCCCGCCAACGACCCGCAGGCCGAGCTTGATCACGAGTGGCCCGACCCGATCGAGTGGGGCACGCTTCCGCCCGGTCCGGTGACGTCGCTCTTCGGCAGCCGCCCGGCAACGTGGCTGCCGACGCGGAATCTGACGATGCCGGGCCGGGTGCTGCGTGAGTGGATGCTCGACGCTGTCGTTCGGGCCCGCGGCGAAGGCGACCCGCTGGATGCGCACAAGTACCTGGCTACAGCGAAGCTCGCCGCAGCCTTTGCCCTGCTGGAAATGCGCGAAGACGTCAGCCTCGAAGACTGGGACCTCGCCAAGCACCTGATGAACGTCTCGCTGGTGACTCGCGAAGGGCTGAAGCGAGCGCTGGCAGAGCAGGCCGAATCCGAGGCGAGGTCGCGCGGACGCATGGAAGGCATGCGCCAGGCCGCTGCCGAGCTGTCGGCGGAAGCGCAGCGGATCGAACGTGTCAGCGCCCGGTTGATCAAGTCCCTGACCGAGGCCGATGGCTGGGTGTCTCAGTCGACGCTGAATCGCAAGCTCAGCAGCCGGGACCGGTCGGCGCTGGAAGACGCGCTGGATCACCTGATCGAGACGAAACAGATCGAAGCCGATGGACAGAACTACAGGTTGAGGAGTTGATCAGTGGCTAGCACAAAGGGCCCCAGCGCGAAGCGCCCGTGCACCCAGTGCCAGAAGCCGAACGCCGTCCCGCCGGCCCGTCTCTGCCCCACCTGCAAGCGTGCGAACCAGAAGGCTTCGGCCGAGAAGGCACACGCCCGCCGAGTGGAGCAGACGTACGGGATCTCCGGCGACGATTACCAGCGCCTGTCAGATGCCAGCAACGGCAAGTGTTACATCTGCGCTGGCGGCAGCAAGAAGCGTCTGGCTGTTGATCATGATCACAAGACGGGCGAGGTCCGAGGGCTGCTTTGCCTTGTCTGCAATCACTACTTGCTCGGACGGGTCGCCTACGACGACCCGGTGCGATTGGCGCTGATCGCGGACGCTGCGATCAAGTACCTCAACGATCCGCCCGCCCGGAAGATCTTGGGCATTGAGTTAGGCAGGAGTTGATCATGCCAGTCATCCTGCTTGACACAGAAACCCGCTCCCGCGCGGACCTCCCCAAGACAGGCGTTTACCGCTACGCCGAAGACCCCGACTTCGCCCTGCTGCTGCTCGGCTGGTCGGTTGACGGCGGGCCAGTGCAGCACGCCGAAGGCGAGGCCATTCGGGATGTTGTTCCGGAGTTGCTGGCCGCCGATCTTCTGGTGGCACACAATGCCGGGTTCGATCGCGTCGTCCTCGGCGCGCTTGATCCGCGTCTCCAGGACCCGGAGCGCTGGTACTGCACCCAGGTGGCGGCAGCCGAAGACGGCTGGCCGCAGAAGCTTGAAGACCTGGCGAAGGCCGTCGGCGCCGAGGAGAAGGACACGGCCGGTACGCGGTTGATCAACCTGTTCGCGAAGCCGAACCGCAACGGCGGGTGGAACGACAAGACCACCCACCCGGAGCAGTGGGAAGAGTTCGTTGACTACCTCCGCCAAGACGTTTCGACGCTGGTGGATGTCTGCCGGCGCATCCCGCAGCCGACATCAGGTGAGCTTGAACTTTGGCGAGCCGATCAGCGGGTGAACGACCGCGGCGTCCGGGTGGACGTCGATCTGATCCCGCTGGCGATCGAGGCCGACGCCCGGAACAAGTCGAACGCGCTCGAAGAGATGCGACGCCTGACCGGTGTCGACAACCCGAACAGCGTTGCGCAGCTCGGGAAATGGTTGGGGGTACCCAGCCTCGCGAAGGATGCCGTCGAGAAGGAATTGGAGACAGCCGCCGGAGATCGACGGCGAGTGCTGGAACTCCGGCAGACGATCGCCGGGTCGGCGGTCAAGAAGTTCCAGGCCGCCGCCGATCAGACGTGCCGGGATGGACGGGCGCGGGGGCAGTTCCGCTTCTTCGGAGCGCACACAGGCCGGTGGGCTGGCAAAGGAATCCAGCTCCAGAATCTACCCCGCGAGCACTTCGACGCCGTCGAAGATCGAGACGCGGCCCTCCTCCGGCTGCGCGCCGGCCAGGGCGCAAGTCCCGAGGAGCTGAAGGCGCTGATCCGCCCGATGCTCCTCGGCCCGCTGACGGTCGTCGACTTCGCCCAGGTGGAGTCGCGCGTCCTGGCGTGGCTGGCCGGAGAGCAGTGGGTCCTTGACGCGTACGTCGAGAACCGCGACCTGTACACCGAAACGGCTGCCGCCATGGGGCCCGAGTTCACTCGGCAGCAGGGCAAGACTGCTGTGCTGGCCTGCGGCTTTGGCGGCTCCGTTGGCGCGCTTCGAAGGATGGGCGCCCAGGGGTCGGACTCGGAGCTGATGCCGGTGGTCGAGCGCTACCGGGCCGCCAACCCGAAGATCGTGCGGCTGTGGCGGGACCTCTGGAACGGCTTCCTCAGCAGCGGTTCTGTGGGTCGAGTGGAGTTCCACAACTTCTGTGGAGACCGCCGCATGCAACTGCCCAGTGGCCGCTCGATCGTCTACCGGAACGTCCACCAGCACGACGGGGATTGGTGGTTCCACGGCGGGCGCGGACGCACGAAACTCTGGCACGGCATCATCGCGGAGAACGTGACTCAGGCCGTGGCTCGGGACCTTCTCGGCGCGGCGATCCTCCGAGTTGAGGCGGAACTCGGGCCGGTGGTCGTCGGGCACGTCCACGACGAGCTGATCTTGGAAGGTCATCACGACGTGGAGCGAGTCATGAAGCTGATGTGCGACCCGCCGGCCTGGGCTGATGGTCTGCCGCTGGGCGCTGAGGGCCAAGTCGTCGATAGGTACCAGAAGTGACAGACACCTGCGTCCCTGACACCTACGACGCCCTGATCCAAACCATCGTCAACGAGCGCTGCCAGCCCTGGGATCGTGAGGACGCCTCCCAGGAAGGCCGCATCACGGTCTGGCAGACGCTCCAGAAGAACCCCGACGCCTCACCCGCCCATCTGGCCGCCGCGATTCGACGGCAGATCGGCAACCTGATGACCGGTCAGCGCGCTTGGACCGGTCAGCCGGAGCGGCACCGCGGCACCCGGACCAGAGACATCGGCCCGACCCTCTCGCTTGATCACGAAGACTCGTCCGCCGCTGACTGGGCGATGTCTCGTGATCATGCTCCGGTCGTGGTGCGGCGCGTCTGGCTGGAACGAGCGCTCGCCGCGCTCCCCCATGATCAGCGAACCGCGCTGCAGATGCGAGCGGACGGTGAGCCCTGGGCCGAAGTTCAGGAGACGCTCGGCTGCTCCCGGCAGCACGCGAACCGGCTGTTCAACGCAGGCAGAGACAAGATCAAAATCGCAAACCGCGAGGGCCCGGAATGAGCGCCGCGGACCACCAAGACTCACCGAAAGGGAGCCACATGCCCAACGAGAACCACGCGCGGCGGACCCTGAAATCTCTCCTCGCAGAAGCTCGCGAGGTTCAGTGGCAGAAGTCCCGTACCCGCGTCCAAGATCACGACGACGAAGGCGGGAAGCCCGTGGGCAGCCCAAAGAGTGACCCGACCGCTGATGCCGCGCTCGATCCAGTGCGCCTCAAGCTCCGCCAGGAGGTGCGCCGCGCTGAGATGTCGCTGCTGCACGGCGGGCCGCCGGAGTGGGAGGCGTCGATCCTGTCGCTGTCGCTGGCGTTGGATAGGTGGGCCGGAAAATGACGTTCCGGCAAACACAGACGTTGAAGCAGCGCTTCTTCTCCAAGGTGGCGCTGCCGACTGCCCCTGATGGCTGCTGGATGTGGATAGGGGGAACCCACGCCAGCAACGATGGCCATCGGTACGGATGTTTCTGGAGGCGCGAAGGGTCGGACCGCGCGCATGTCGTGTCTTACGAGATTTACAACGGGCCGGTACCAACCGGCAAGGAGATTGATCACATCTGCGGCGTCAAGCTGTGCGTTGCCCCAGGCCATCTCCGCGCGGTTACCCATGCAGAGAATCTGCAGAATCGCAGAACCGCAACAACGAAGTCCGGCGTGCGCGGTGTCTACCAATGGAAGTCAGGCCGGTGGAACGCACAGATCCGGCACCTTGGAAAGCTCCATTACCTGGGCACGTTTGACACGGCCGAGGAGGCCGCTGCAGCCAGGCGCCGCGCCGAGATCCGCCTGTTCAAGTACTCGCCGCTGAGTTCGTGAGTAAGGCCCGTGACTTCGGTGTCACGGGCCGGCCGATGTGATGGCTACTCGGGTGTTGCCGGTGTGGCTGGCGTCGTCCCGAGTGTGATGCCGTTGAAGAACGCTGATGGGTAGACCCCGATGCACCTGCCGATCTCGATCAGTTCCTGTACCCGGAAGGGCACGGTGCCGGCGGTTCTCCTCCTGAGGATGTCGTATCTGACGCCGAGTTCCTCGGCGAGATCTACAACTGACATGCCCTTTCGGGCCAACTCCGCGCGGACGTTAGCCGCTACGCGCTGAGTGTCCTGCTCCGCTTGGTCCGGGCGGAGCGGGTCCTGGTCGCTTGTCATGTGGCGCACTGTAGTCCCCCGATCTTTCTGACATGCGTTCAGCGTACGCGTCCTACCTCGCGGCATCCGCATTGGTAACAAATTCGCAACACGGAGACGCTCAGCGTCGAAGAACTACCGGGACCAAAGTCCCTAGTTCCAACCACAGCGCACTGAATGTGCGCTGACAGCAGACAAACAGCGCTCACATGGCTTAGTCTTCCGAACATCAAATATCTACGCTCAGCGTAGATCCTGGACTCTCCCGAAAGGCCATGTGCCATGACCGTAGATCTGCACGCCCAAAATCAGGTTGATCCGGGTCTTTCGACCCTTGACGACCCACGCACTGAGATGCAGCGGGCCCTCGACGCTGTCTTTCACGGACGTGACGAACTTCCCCCCGTCAGCGTCGAGGAGGAGCAGGAACTGATCTACGCCGCCCTGGCCGGCAGCAACCAGGCGTTCGTCACCCTGCTCCGCCTGTACGCCCCGTTGCTCCGCAAGATCGCCGAGCCGTACCGGGCAGCAACCTCCCTCTGGGAGGAGACGCTGGAGACGATCGTCTCCGGTCTCTGGGCCGCCGTCGCGGGCTTCGACTCGACCATCCACAGCCGCCTCGGCGCGACGTTGCACCACGTCATTCACCTGGCGCTGAACGAAGAGCGCGACCCGCTGTCCGTGGCGCTGGCCGTCCCGGGGCGCACGCTCCGCCGGGCTACCGCCGTCCAGCGCCGGGTGCGCAACGGCGAACCCCTGGAGCAAGTCCTCGCGGACACCCCGCACATCACTCGCGAGGTCTACATGGCCGTCGAGTCAGCGCGAAACCTCACCGGGTTCGCCGACACCGACAGCTACGAGCCGGAACACATCACGCTGGAGCGCCACGACGCAGCGCACCTCGCCTTGGCGCAGGTTGATGATCTCCAGCGCCAAGTCTGCCGCTGGTACTACGGCTTCAACTCCCCCGACCCGGTCTTGTCGGACGCCGGCACCGCCGAGCAGATGAGCATCGCCGTCCTCGGCGAGGAGGCCGTCAAGGCAGGCCAGTCCGTGATCTACGGCCGCAAGGTCCACCGCCTCCGTCACTCCGCGCTCGAAGAGATGCGCGAATTTCTCGACTCCTGACTGTCCAACTCCAGGCCACTGGGCCTCCTTCTCTAGCACCAAGACCCGAAAGGACCGCAGATGTCCAACGAATCGAAGCCCAAGAACCCCGAACTCGAAGACGCCGAGCTGCAGAAGGCGAAGGCCGACGCCATCGCCGCCGAGTACGACCTGCTTCTGAAGGCGGAGGAACTCAAGAAGAAGCGGGAAGAGCGCCGGCACCAGAAGTGGCTGAACAAGAACAGCCGCGAAGTCGAGGCGTACAACTCCAGCCTTGAGGACTTCACGCACGGCGTGGTCAAGATCCGTGAAGCGATCACGGACTTCACGGTGGACGGCGCGCGGCAGGAGCTGCGCGCGCTGGCTGCGTCGCAGCGCAAGCCGGGGCCGATCCGCATCGAGTTCTGCTCTCCCGGAGGTTCGATCCTGTCCGGCGTCGATCTGTTCGACGACATCCGAGCGCTGTCCGCCAGAGGTCACTTCATCACGACGGTTGTGACGGGTTTCGCCGCTTCGATGGCGGGCGTGCTGGTGCAGGCCGGGGACCATCGGGTCATCGGGCGCAACGGCTACATCCATCTTCATGAAGGGTCCTCGTGGACCGCCGGGAAGCTGGCGAACATGAAGGAGGACGTCAAGTTCACCGAGCGCCTGACCCTCCAGATGATCGGCATCTACGCGGAACGCGCGACCAAGGCCGGCGTGCCGACGGACGCGAAGGAGCTGGCCGCCGAGGTTGAGAACCGCGAGATCTGGCTGAATGCCGAGGAGGCGCTGGCACGTGGCTTCGTCGACGAGATCCAAGGCTGAGTTCGACCTCGTCGAGTGCCCCGCCTGCAACGGCGCAGGCGGCATCGAGGAGTCGTACCGCATCAAAGGTCCGGACGTCCGGATCATCGACTGCACCTTCTGTCAGGGCAGCGGAGACGTGTCGCCCGAGTGGGCGGCGGAGATCAGAGCCGAGGGCCTCACGCTGGTTCGGCCGAGCGATTGGGTGGCGTGACGCCGTGATCAAGAAACTCGGGGCCGTCGCGGTGTTGATCTTGCTGCTGCTCGCCGGCTGCAAAGACACAGGCTCGGGCGGAATGCTCGACCCGCTGCCCGCTGACCAGACGTGCGAATGGGTGCGCGATCCGGTGACGAAGAAGTTGACGTATGAGTGCGAAGAGGGGCGGGAGAAATGAAGTTCAAGCGGGGCAACCACATCCGGTTCGAGACCTCGGGCCTCGTCCCGAAAGGTTGGGCGCTGGTGACCGACGTCAGCGCCCGCGGTGACGTGACGCTGGTGGTCGACGGCAACGAGTGGGTCTTCGACGGCTCCGACCCGAAGGATTTCACGGTGACCGCGGTAGCGGAGTGCACGTGCGACGGGTTCATCGGTGAGGCTGACCCGGGGTGCCTGGCCGCTGAAGATGAGTGCTTGTTCCGCAAGGTGCCGGCGCCCGTGGCGAAGGTCGGCGACCGGGTCAAGATCAACGGCAACAGCGAGGACTGGTACGAGGTCAAGTACGAAGCGTGGGATCGACCGCACGAGGTGTACGTCGCAGGCCCGCGACTCTGGGCCTGGTGGCCAACCAGCAAGATCACCGACGTCTACACCGCCGACGAGTTCGCCCGGAACAGCGCGCTGGTGCAGATTCACGAGCGCACCGAGTGGCCCGACGAAGCACCAGGCACGGGCATGGACGACGACCTTGGATGGAAGCAGGGATTCAACTTCCTCACCTCCAAGGCAACCGCCGCTCTCGGCACCTTCACCCCGGTGCCCGACCGGCCGATCAAGGCTGGGGACTGTGTGAGGTCAGGAGGATATGTGTTCCTGGCTGAGCAGCAACCAAGCAAGCCATCTGGGACGCCTTACGAGTACAAGGACCCGACGGCCCACGTCGCCCCCGAGGACCCGGCGTACATCGAGCCGGAGCCCAAGCCGATGCCGTGCGAGGGCACCGTCTGCAACTGCCACGAGATTGATCTTGACGGCAACCGTGAGCCCACCCCCCAACCCCGCCCGTGGACCGAGTGGGAGTTGATCACCGCCGGGGATGGGCGACACTTCGAGCGCGAGGGTGACCTTTGGCACGAACTCAATGCCGAAACTCGCTGGCACACCACCGACGAGATCGCCGAGCGCGGCCCTGTACGCCGGGCGGAAGTGATCACGCTGCCGGACCACGGCGCGCCGGTCATGTACGCCACCCTCTACCCCTGGGACCGACGCAAGGTTGCCGTTCCGAACCGCCCGGGTGGTGAGCAAATCTGGCCAGAGGATGCACGCCGGTTCGCCGCCGAGCTGCTCGCCGCAGCGCTCCAAGCCGAGCAGGCCGGGGGTCGGGAATGAAGGCGCGGCTGGAAGCGGCAGGTGCCGTCTGGGCAGTGACCCAGGGAGAGCGCTGGTGGACGGTCGGAACACTCGACGGGTTGATCATGAACGAGAACCTCCGCGAGGTGAAGCCGACCAGCGCGCTTGGCAAGAAGATCATGGCCGCCGTTGAGGCAGCCAAGGCCGGAGGTAGGGGATGACCGAGAAGCCGAAGTACTTCTGTGAGCAGTGCGGCAAGTTCATCACCGCCACCAGGGAAGGCAAGTACCGCAGTCACAAGAGCACCCGCGCTGAGTGGCCAGGGTCGCCGTTCTGTGCGCCTTGCCCAAACTCCGGAGCTCGTGCGTATCCCGAGTTCAAGGAGGGTGAAGCCCGATGATCACCACCGAACAGCGCGCCGAGCTGCGCCGGCTGCTGGAGGAGGCCAACTCGCCGGGGGAATGGCGAACGATGGACATCGGCCCCTTCGAGGGCAGGTGCACCTTGCTCGGGTACAGCGACCCTCGCTGGCCGGATTACTTCACGCGACTCGGAGAGACGGATGACCCAGAGGACGCCGCGCTGATCGTCGCCCTCCGGAACAATGCCGAGGGGCTGCTTGATGCCGCAGACTGGTTCGATCACGAGATCGAGCGTGTTACGGATATGCACCTTGATTCCGAGGTCCGGGCAGGGAAGCTCGTCGTCCGCGCCGAACAGCCCGAAGCCGAGAACGCCCGGCTGCGTGCCGCGGCGGAGCGAGTGGAGAAGCTGGCCGAGGAATGGGAGCGCTCTAGTGCACGACCGCTCGACAACCCAGCGCTGGACTGGGAAGCACTGCACGCCGCACGCATCCGCACCGCGCTGGCCGGCAAGACAAAGGAGGCCTCCGATGACTGATCACCTGAGCGCCGAAGACCTGGCCGAACTTGAACGGCTGCTGGAGCAGGCCGGGCATGCCAAGGCTGGTTGGGTGCTGTCTGGAAACGACTTCGGCACAGAGTGGTCGGGTGACCGCGAGGCGTCCGGCTTCCCGATCGATGATCGGGAGTTCGTGGGGCACGCTGCTTCGGAAGCGGACGCCGCGCTAATCGTCGCCGCTGTGAACGCTCTGCCCCGGCTGCTGGCCATGATCAAGGAGCAGGGCCAGCGGACGAGCCCTGTAGATGCATACGTGAAGGGGCGTGCTGACGAGCAGGCCGAGCGTGATGACCGGGGGAATCTGGCTGCGGAGTACAAGCGCCGCGCCGACCAGGCCGAAGCCGAGGTGGACCAACTGCGCGAAGCGATCGCTGGATCACCCGAGAAGGCGAAGCGGCTTGCGTCGTTGGTGCAGCATTCAACCCGCCTGGTTCAGATCGAGCGGGACGACGCTAGGGCCGAGGTGGAGCGTCTGCGCGGTGTCGTGAACACGTTCAAGGACGCCATCGGCGACCGCGACGACACGATCAAGGAACAGCGCGAGGCCATCGAGATTTGGGCCGACCTGCACCGGCAGGCACGGCAATCCCTCGATGCGTGCGCTGACCGGATCGACGAGCACACGTACAGCGAACTCTCTGCGCACCTGCATGACGGTCCGATGGATCCGGAGGACGGCCGCGAGTACCGCAGCGAGGTGGAGCGGCTGCGTGCCCTCGCCGGTCACCTGTTCGACGGCGAGTCCCTATCGACCCGGGAGGCCATCCGGTCCGAGTTGATCACGCAGGGATTCGAGGACTCCGCCGAGGTGGAGCGGCTGCGACGTGAGCAGTTGGAGTTCTCCTCTGCGCTGGGCTTCGGCGACGGGGTACACGAACCCGCCGCGACGCTCAAGGACATGCTCGACCCGATCGAGGAAGCCTTCGCCGCTGCGAGGGATCACAACGAGTGCGCCGTCGTCTGCGAACTGTGCGGCGAACGGCTCGCGTCTGCCGTGTGCGAACACTGCCACGGCAGCGGGTGTCTCCCGAATCCGGCGCTGGCCTACCAGGAGTGCGGATGGTGTGGTGGCGCTGGGCGGATCCACGTCGGCTGTGCCGAGCAGTCGTACGGGGACCTGGCGGCTGAGGTGGAGCGGCTGCGTGCCACGGTCGACCGCGTGGAGAAGCTGGCCGATGGATGGGATGCAGTCTTGGAGCCGTGCGGGGAGACCCTGCGTTCCGCGCTGATCGGGGACGACAACGGCGATGGCCCGACGAGCTAAGCCCCGGCCCCCTCGCCTCGACGACGCCTGGATCAGAGTGCCGCACCTGATCGCCAACGGCAGACACATCTATCCAGGCACCGAGCTGAAGATCTCGGGCGAGCGTGGGCGCTTCCGGTTCCGGCAGCACGTCGTCACGCCGGCCGGTGCGGAGTGGATCGACTGCATCGGCGGGCCGAAGGGCTGTCAGCAGTGGCGCTCATTCCGGCCGGACCGGATTCGGCGGGTGCACCGCAAACGAGAGACGATTACCGGCGCTGAGGCTAAGGCGTTGGTCAAAGAGAAGAGGAAGCATGTGGATCAGGTGCAAGACCTGCGGCGAGCCGCGTAAGGCGGAGAACGCCCTCATCAGCACGGAGGCCGGAAACTACTTCGACAACCCGCCTCATTTCGCGTGCGGTGCTCGCGGCTATCAGCACACGCCAGACGAGGACGCGTATGACGCGCAGCCAGAGCCGGATGAGGACGATGCCTGACCTGTCGTTCCCCACCATCACCGAATCCGACTTCCCCAACGGCATCCGCTGCACCGAGTGCCACCGCGGCATTGAACCCGGGCAGCCGTACACCGAGCAGCTTGAGGCAGTCCACGACGCTGGCGAGGTTGTGACCTCGCTTGTCTGCGTTTACTGCCTTCAGATGTAACCAATGCGGCGGATACTTTGCGTTCAATCCGGCCGTTCGACAGGACTGAACGCACCTCTGAATTGAACACCCCGTGGCGACCTCCCTGCGCCACGGGGTGTTTCTGTTTTCTGGGGACGTGAAACGCCCCGGCTACTCCGGCTCCGCCGCCTCCCGGAACAGCTGCCCCGGCGTCCCGTCGGCGTTCCTCACGTACAACCGGTCCAGCGGATGTGGCTTCGCGCCGCGGCCGACGCGCAGGATCTTGAAACCGTGCAGAAACCGCGCTTTGATCAGGTCCCTTCGCCCCGCCATGTCAGCCTCGTTCCAGTGCTGCCGCATCGGCGTGCCGTCCGTCGTGAAGACGATCAGGTCGTCCCGCCCGGCGTTCTGCTCCAGCCGATCCCGCTCCCCCTCAGCCTCTCCGATTCGCGCAGCGATAGCGGCCATGTCAGCCGCCGCGGCAGTCGGGAGTTCCAGCCGCAGACGCTCGATCTCAGCGTCCAGTTCGGCGACAGCCACCCGCTGCGCGTCTGCCTGGGTGCGGTGCAGCGGCGTGCTCATCCACCCGAAGCCGTCCAGGAACGCCGCCTCGAACTCGGCGTCCAGGCGCTCAGCAGAGATCCCCACCGGGCCATCGCACGGCGTGCCGTACACCACCGCGCTGCACCGATAGTCCGGATGCGAGACCCCGCCCCGCGACCCCATGACGGTGTCACACGTCCAGCAGTGCAGCATCGTCGAGAGCACCCGCTTGGGCTTCCCACCCCGCGGCCTTCGGTCCACCACCCGCCGCGCCGAGACGACCCTCCGGTCCGTTGCGTCCAAGATCCGCTGCTGTACGCTGTCGGCGCCGAGCATCGCCTTGACGCCGGCAGGGGTCCACTGCTTCGAGCGCGGAGGGCGCAGGTCTGTGGTGTTCAGCCACCGCGACACACCGACCCACGTCTCACCGGCGCCGATCATCCCGGCCGCGGTCTTCACCAGCTCAGCGCGCTCGGGGTCCACCTCCAGCATCTTGCCCCCGTCCTCGGTCGGCACGACGCGGAAGCCAGACGGCACGGGACCCCCGAGGAAACGCCCGAGTGCTGCGGCCCGGCGCTTCCCGCCCAGCGTCCTCTCCCTGATGATCTCGGCCTCCATCTCCGCGATCACCGAGATGATCGTCGCGATGCTGCGGCCGGCCGTCGTGCCGAAGTCGAAGCCCTCCGTCGTCGACACCAGCGCCGCGCCGTTCTCTTCGGTCTCGGCGATCATCAGCTTCAGGTCGATGACCGAACGCGCCAGGCGGTCCAGGCGCCAGAACACCAGCCGGTCGAACTCCCCATACAACTGCCGAACCTTCAGCAGCCCGGGCCTGAGCAGCCTCCGCCCTCGCTCGGTGCCAGACTCCCCCGGCTCCTCGATGACCTCGACGACGCGCCACCCTTGGCGCTCGCAGTAGTCGCGGCACTCCGCGACCTGGCCGGCGATGCTCGTGCTGCTGTCAGAGGCGCGGGAGGTGCGGGCGTAGATCACCGCACGAAGCGGTCGAGAGGCTGCCTTCATAACGGTTTACGGTATCACTCGCGCCGAGGGCTTGTGCGCACCCTTGTAACGGCTTACGATGGCGTTAGCGACTGGTCAACCGAGCGGTCGTAAGCCTTATTAAGGAGACGCCGTGAACCAGTTCCAGGAAGCCCGCGAAGCCAAGCGCTTCGCCCTGGGTTTCGTTGCCGCTGTCCTGCTCTCCGCGCCGTTCTGGTTCGCGGTCGCGATGGTTGTCGTGGCGGTGTCGCGATGAGCGCCGGGGAGCCGAACCGCCTGATCAACTCCGTCCCCGAGGACGCCGTGCACTTCGTGCTGGGGGCGCTGGTCGCCGGCATCGAACTGCACGGGAGTGTCGGTGTGGCTGATCTCGCTGCGGCGGTGGAGCACTGGCACCGCTGGGCCGGCGAGACTGCAGCCCAGGTTGAGCGCGCTGAGTGTCCGGACGGGTGCGATGAGTGCCACGAGTGAGGCTGTGAATGCGCCCGAAGCGGCAGACAAATCCGCGATCCGACCCGACAATCTAGGAAACGCATCCCCGAAGGAACGCAGACATGAGCACTCAATACCCGCATCAACCACCGCCGGTCCAGCAGGTCTACATCGTCCAGCCGCGGAGGTCGATGGGCCTTGGCGGGTCGCTGCTGTTGATCGCGCTGACGTTGCCGGCGTCGATCCTTCTGCACTGGGCGGCCTTCGGCGTCGTCGGCGCCTTCGTCAAGGGCATCGCCATCGGCATGAGCGGCGGTCAATGAGACAGGGGCCGAACCTCGGCGGTACGAGGCCCGGCCCCAGCCGGTTGGCTTAGCCGTGCGCAACCGAAGCGCACGATACCCGGCATACTGGCCCCATGACTAGCGAACCTGCGGACTACCGAGCCCGGGGCCACGTAGATGTGGGCCCTCGCGGCGGCGTGTGGGTCGCCTACGACGACGACCAGACGATCCCCTGCGGGTCTTACGACGAAGCCACCCAGCAACGACTGCCGGTGGTTTTCGTGCCGTATGGGACGAGTATCGGCGACGCGATAGAGGCCGCGGAGCGGGAATAGCGCACTTATCGGTTGGCGGCAACCAGCTCTGAACCCCACCGCCACAACTCCCACAGCAGCCAGTACAGGCCGATGCACAGTGGCAGGATTTGCAGTCCCAGTAACGTCCACAGGGCCACGCGCATACCGAGGCCCTGCCGCTTGAAGACTTCGATCAAGTCGTGCTGTTCGTCGTCAGGCATATGATCCCCCTCGCAGATCCTTCAACGATTGTCGGCCCGGAATTCCGGGCCTGTCTGGTGATCCACCAAATTCACAGGTTCTGAAACGCAAAAAGAGCCCCCGAGCGGCATCCGAAGATGCGCCCGAGGGCTCAGTTTGTTTTGAGTTACCCGGCGCCTTGCGCGGTGCAAGGCAGTCGAGAGTCTAGCTCAGCGCGTCGCTATCGGCGACCGAATCGTCGGCGCCAACGAGCGGCTCGGCAGGGATGTCTTCGACGTCCTCCACCAGAGCGCGCCGAGCGCCCGATTCGGCGGCTGCTTCAGCGGGCGGCTTCGGCACGTTCGAGCCGGCGACGAAGCCGAACGAAGCGCCCAGCGAGCCGTACACGGCCACCGCGACGGCAAGCACAACGCCCAGCACCGGGGCCACCACGACGCCAGCACCAGCGGCAGCCGCGACACCGACACCGACCGCCGTCAATAGCGCGCCGGTCAGAGCGAACACGAGGTACGCCTTACGCCGCACATCCGGCGGCAGCAGCTCTTGCAGTTCCATTTCAGGGCTTCCCCTCGTAGACCCGCACCTCGGCGCGGGTGATTGTGCAGTTCGGATCGGAGCTGTGCCACTGCAGCCGCACATAGTTGTGCGCCCAGCCCTTTCGAGGCCCGCCGACGTTGTACGCCAGCGGCACCTTTGCGTAGGTGCTGCCGCCCGTCAGCACGACCTCGTCGTGGTCCGAGTAAGTGGCGCGGCGGCGGTACTCGTCCTTGGTGCCCCGCTCGTCTTCCACCGTGCGGAAATAGACAGATTCGCCCGGCTTGCCGTGGATAATCAGCGCCAGGTAGCCCATGATCCGGACCGGGCCCTCGGCGAAGCTGATGTTGCCCTTGTCGGTCAACTCCAGGTACTGCCAGGCGCCAAGCTTCTCCAGCTTCTGCGGCTTCGTGGTGCTGATCGGGTCCCAATCAGCGGTCATCAGAAACTCCTCGATATCGCTTTCGTACTTGGTTCCGCCGCCCCCGCCAGTAACAGGAGGGACTGTCGATTTGTCGGGTGCGTACTTCGCCACAGCGTCCTGCCACGTGATCAGCGGCTGACCCATCTCGTCGTGCGGGTCCCGAGCGTGGTCGTTCAAGGCGTTCCGACCGCGCTTGTAATCGTCGTGCTGGTCTTCGGCGGCGGCGGACAGGTGCGGGCAGCCACGGAGAACGCCGTGACCGTGCGGGTCGAATCCGTAGTCAGCGCCGCGCCGGTAGTAATCCCAGCCCGACGTTCGCCAGATCTTCACGGCCGTGTCGCTGTACTGCGCGGTGTCGATCGCGCCACCACCGAGATGCGTGCCGCCCGACTTCGAGGAACCGCTGTAAGCGCCCTGGAAGATGTCGATCGAGTTCTTGATCACGCCAGCGGCCTTGAGCCGAGGCTCGACGACCTTGGTGATGTTCTCGATCATGCACGTGCACGCTCGGACCGGATTGCCGCCCGGGGTCCTGCGCCAGGAGATCCGCTCCTTCAGCGGCGGCGGGTCGTAGGCCGGCGGAGGCTGCGAGACGTTGTTGTCGCCCTTCGCCCAGGCGAGCATGGCAGCCTTGCTGTCGAACTTGGCAAGGTTGTAGTCCGGGCCTTCGGTGTATTGCCACCAGAGCCAGCCGGGGTAGTTCTCGACCTTGTCGCGGTCAGAGGAGTACCACGCCAACCAAAGGAAGTCGGCGCCGCCGAGGCTCTTCTTGGCGCGGGTCTCCCAGTAGTCTTTGTTGACGTACAGGCCGACCCGGTTGTTCGGCGCCAGGCGCTTGACCTCGGCGATGAATTCTTTCACCTCGGAGAAGGTCGGGTCCCGGCTTTCCAGCGACGGGTCTTGCTTCTCGAAGTCGCAGGTCAGGATTTCACCAGCCCGAGGCTTCACCTTCTCGACATACCAGCGGGCCTGGCCCTTCGGGTCGCCGGGGCGCAACCAGTAATAGGTGCCGACGACGTAGCCGCCGTCGCGAGCGAACTTGATCTGCTCGTCGTATTTCGTGTTCGTAGAGCGCTTGTCTTCGCCCGCCTTAACGATCAGGAAGGCGCAACCTTTGGCTTCGCTCTTGTAGGCATCGTTGTAGCGGGACACATCGAGTCCCTTGATCACTATTCGTCTTCTCCCAAATGCTCAATGTCCGGAGGCGCTTCGATATCGGAGCCGAGAGACACCAGCTCCTGATAGGCGCGCTGGGACCAGCGGCTCAGAGACCGCGCGCTGCGCTGGGTGGATTGCAGGCGCTTCTCAACGCTCTCCATCCGCTCTTGCAACCGCTGCATTTCCTCGCGCATGATCTCGACGTACTGAGCGGCTGCGGAGGTGATCACCTGTGCCTCGTCGGCACGGGTCTTGCGGCGATCAAGATAGACCTTGATCAAGCCGCCGATCCCACCGCCGCCGATCAGAGCGACGATCACCGCAATGACAGTCGTGGTCACGCCGCCGCCTCACGTGTTCGGAGCGACGGGGTCACCCGTGTCGCGCCAAAGGTTGTCGTAGTAGAGATTCCCGGTCCCGATAACGCCGTCTCCGGCGTCGGGCAGCCACGACGTGACGGTGCCGAAAACCCCGCCCTTGCCGTTCTCTGGGCGCCGGCCGAAGATGTTGTGCCGGAACACGATCCCGGTCGGGTTGCCGCCGTGCGGCTTGCCAGGGTTGTAGCCCAACGAAGCGGTGTAACCGCCTTCGGTAGCCGGAAGCCAGCAGTATTCGACGAGGATGTCCGAGATCGGCGCGAAGTCAGCGATCAACTGGAAGCAGCCCGTGGGCCCGCCGCCGGTGCCGTTGTCGACGGAGTCGTTCTGGATCGTCGTCCGGCGCACCACGAGATTCGATCCACCGAAGTTGGTGATCGTTCCGGTGTGCGCATCCGACCCGGGCTGAACCCAGAGGCCGTGGCAGAAGCAATCCTCAACCAGCGTGTTCTGATTCCCCGACACCGACGTGATGCCGCCGCTGATGTTGCAGCGTCGAACCGTGATGTTGCGGAAGCCGATGTTGGCGTTGTTCCACATGCCGGCGTTCAGGTCGCAGTCCTCAGCGAGGAAGCTGGCCGTCGCGCTGTCACAGTCAACGTGCCCATTCAGCTTGCAGCGCCTCAAGATCACGTTCGCCGAGTCGTAGATCCGGATGTCATCGTTGATGATCTGGTCTTCGAAGACGACGGTCTGCGTGCCGGCGAAGCCGCCGGGGCCGGTGTAGACGGTCAGATCCGCTTCGGTCAGCCCGAGCCGCGCCAGGCCTGTGTTCGTGGCGTCCTTGTAGACGTAGGTGCCCAGGTTGACGTCCGCGTCGGGGTCCGAAGGCCCGCCGCCCCCGGTGCCGGGCGGCCCGATCTGGACCAGCCCGGCACCGGTAAGCAGGTACGCCGTCAGAGAGACCCCGTCGCCGCGATAGAACGGCATCAGGCGGCCTCCTCCACGGTGATGTCGACGAGGTAGTGGCCGCCGGCCACAGCCGTGCCGCCACCGTCGTAGTGGAAGCGCGAGCGGCCGGAACTGAACTCGGACTGCCCTGCCTCGAACAGAAGCGCGGTGGTCCCGGACTGGATGGGATCGGCGCCCACCGAGGCGGCGCTGAGGTACAGGCCCTCAGCGAAGCGGTACCCAACCCACACGGGCGCGCCGGGCGTCATCGTGTACGGCGTCGGCCACTCGACTTCGTTCCACTGGCCGGCGGTGATGCCGGTCAGGGTGGCCGTGCGCTCCGGCGTGGCGGCGAGATCGGGCGACGTACCGATCCACAGGGACATCTGGCACGAGGTCGGCACCGAAGCGCCGACAGGCACGTACAGGCGTCCGCCGACAGTGGCCCAGCCGTTGGCGCCCGAGGTGGACGTGTAGAAGGCTGTGGCCAGCGTGATCGGGGAGTCCGAGGTCACGTTCAGCGTGCCCGGGTGCGCGGAGGCGCCGAAGATCGAGTGCTGCGGAGCCTCGCCCAGTGCCGGGGTGCTGAACACCTGAGCCGCAGACAGCGCTGACCAGTTCGGCACGGCGTCGCGAGCACGGACACGAACCGAGTACTCCGTCTCGGGGTCAAGATCAGTGAGCGCGAACGGAGACGCGGCAGGCGTGCCGACGGAAACACCGTCCACCTGCACGTCGTAGCCGGTAACGCCGACGTTGTCGGAGCTGGGCGACCAGGACACGGAAGCGCTGGTTGCCGTGATGCTCGTGATCGACAGACCCGTCGGGACGGACGGCGGCGTGGAGTCAGCCGGCGGGGTTACTTCGTCGGATGCCAGCCAGACGTCAGTGATCGCCATGTTGACGGGCTGCGTGGCGCCGCCGACCCACAGGACCATCGCGGAGCCTGTAGGCCGTGCCTCGCTGCCGGTAGAAACGACGACAGCCTGCAGCCGGTTCGTCAGCGCCGCCACCAGGCCGGTAACGGTTGACTGCGCCTGCTCGCCAGTGTGGTTGCCGCGGGCTCGATCCGCCGCACTCGTGGCCGTCGTGGCGTTGTTGATCGCGGTGTTGGTCTCGCCCTTGGTGTAGTAGCGAGCGTCGCCGCGAGCCTGGTTGAAGTACTGCGGATGATCATCGTTCAGCAGGCCTGAGAGCGCGGAGTGAGCCGAAACTCCCCCGCCACCTCCGCCGCCGCTCTCGATCAGGTCCTCAACGGCTTCCTGGGCCTCTTCAGCCGCGAGCTGCGCCAAGCCGGCGGCGGTGGCGGATGCCTGGGCGGCGGAGGCCGCACTCTCCGCAGCCTCCTTGAGACCCTGATCAGACGTCAGCGGCAGGACGTAGCTGCCCGACTTCCAGACGACCTGCGAGTGGTCCACGACCTTGAACTCTTCGATCACGCCTTCGGCGGACGAGAAGATGTCGGTCATTGCCACGCCGGCCATATCCGTTACGGAGAGCGGCGTGGCGAACGCGGTGTCGGTGGTCGCATAGACCTTGCCCGCAGCGCCCTTTACGAGCGCGCCCGGCGGGGTGGGGTCGTACGCGACAAAGGGACCGAAAACATACGTCGCCATGGCTCAGGCCCCCGTCTGAATAAACGTGAAGTTGGTTTGAATCGACCAGGACCCGGATGGCATCGCCTTAACGTTTTGGCCAGGCGTGCCCGCCGTGAACTTGATGACGCCGTCGCTGTCCAGCGAGACCAGGCCCTGGGAATTCCCGAGACCTGGATTGATATAGGAGCAACTTGCCTGGACCGTGTTGCTCGGCTTCCAGGCGTCGCTGACCGTGAAGATCGGGGTGTCCACCACGCCGCCAGCACTGCCGACGACAAGATCGCCGCTCATCTTCCGGCTACGGAGATTCAGCTCAACCACGTTGCCGTAGCGAATCGCCCGAGAAACCACGCCGGCGGTCGTCCAGCCAGCCATGCTGGAACCCCACGACGACGTGGCCTCGGTGATCGCATCTCGGCCGTAAGCGCCGTTCTCGATCTGCCACACCGGGTTACCGGCGGCGTTCAGCCCGCGAACGTACTGCGTGGTACCGAGGCGGAGCCGAACGCCGAGATAGGCCATGTAACCGAGCGCCAGGTCGTCGTTGATGATCTGGTTCTCCGGAGAGGTGCCCATGACGCGGACGTCGCGCGGGGTGCCGGGGACGGTGCTGCCGGCGGCCAGCGGGACGAAGGCCAGAGGCTGGTCGTCGATCACGCCGGGGCTCGTGTTGCGCGTGCCCGGGTAGACCGGCGAAGTGCCGCAATCGATGTAGGTAAACGTCGTGGCGTTCGTCGTCTGCCAGGTGCGGCGGGCAACGATCAGGAACCACTTCGTGCCGCTGGCCACCGTCGGAAGCGAGACGGTTACCGGCGCGTCGTTCTGGTCCAGAATTCCCCAGCCGCCGAAATAGCCGGCGCTGATCGAGACCTGACGAGTGCCGCCCGCAACGGGAGTCACCCTGACGTTGTCCTGGTGGTACACGAAATAGCGAGTGCCGAGACCCCATTGCATGTTGGCCCACGTGGTGCCCGGGGCAATGGTTCCCGGGTACCCGATTGAAGGCGTTACGATCGCCATTACAAGCTGCTCCTAAAGTTCCGCGCGCTCTTGGCTGCGGCGGCAACGATCTTCATGACCTTGTCGTCAACCGAGTCCTGCCAACCACCGACGATTGGCGTCACCAGGAGTCCCCCTGTGGCTGACCAGGAAACGTGCACTTCGCGCACGCGATCTGACAGCACCGGGGCGCCCGTCAACTGAATGGAAACGGTGTCGCCGATGTTGAAAGCTGAGCCGAATCGGAAGGATTCGGTTTCGGTGAGCACGACCTGAAGGCCCGACTTCGCGGCGCCTTCGGCGAGTGCTTCGTTGGCGCGCTCTTGAGCGAGGGTTGCGGCGTTCGGGTCGGCCTTTTCGATGTCACGGGCGTCGACAAATACCTCGCGCTTGAGGCCGTACTGAGCCTCCGCCGCGGTGTCCTTGAATTCGTAGAGCCCTCGGTTTGGCCCCTCATCACCAACGCCGACCACAACGCGCGTCACAGTCGGGGGCGTAATCTGGTAGCTACCCGATTCAACGATTCCTGACTCCTCGGTCAATACCGTGCCGCGAGTCACAGGAACATAGACCTCAAGATCACGAGTAGCTGTAGTCTTTTGCACCACGCGAACGCCGATGCCAGCTTGATCAACCGCAGGGAACAAGCGATCTACAAGGGGGTGGAAGCGTAGAGAGACGCTGATATTCGAGCCCCGGCCCAGTGTCGAGGCGCCGCCCATGACGACGCCCGCCCGGATCGCATTGAGACCCGCAACTTGCTTTACCACCGTCTCTGCGGGACCCGACAGCTTGTAGTAAGCGTCGGTCTGCGTGGTGATAGCTGATGCGGGTTTCGGCCACCCAATCAGGTCCTGGAAGATCGCCGCCCAGTCGTCTCGGACACGGAAGGTCCGAGTGGCTACCTCTGCCGCGCCCTCCCCTGTAATCTCCTCAACGGTGCCGGAGAAGTACGCGTTCGCCGGCTCGTAGTAGAGGACGGCCCGAGCGCCATCGGCCACAAGATCAGGAACCCGCTCGTGATCGGCGTCCACGGTGAACGTCGCCTCGCCGGGCGCGTTGTGCATGAACGTGATCTCGCAGGAGTTGAACCCTGCAACAGGACCGCGACGAACGTAGCTCTTGGTCCAGGCGGTGATGGTGATCGGCGGCTCGTCCTCAAGAGATGCCGCCATGATCACCACGCCCTTAGATACCTAGGTGTGATCGTCACCGTCACGACGCCGAGGCCAGTGATGGTGATGATCAGATACGAGCCGCTGTACGCAGGGATCGGCTTCGGGTTGTACGGGTCGACTTGACCGGCCACGTCGACGCCGTTGAGGCGTGCGGTGGCGATCGTCGGATCGGTATCAACTACGAGCGTCTGACCGTCTGGGATCGTCGGCGGACCGATCGACGCAGCAACCGCACCAAAGGTGATGTCAACGTCTGAACCGGCAGCCTCGACGGTCCAGACGGGCCAAGCCGCCACGTCGCCTGGGTTCGGCATGAAAGCGTTCGACGTGTCCGAATCGGAGGTGATGAACAGCGGTGGCGCAGTTTCGACAGCCCCCGGATCGTCAGGATCATCGCCGCCGAAGAACAGGCCGGTTTCAAGCGCGCCCCACGAACGGGTGATCGGCTCGCCGTACCAGTACGGTTGCTCGGCGGTCAGGACGAGGTTGTAGAGACCCCAGCCCTTCTTGACCGGGTCGAGGTCGTAGGCGTGTCCGCCGTCGGACTCCAGATAGACGTCCAGGTGGCGAATGACGCCGCCCGGCGTGGTGACCGTCAGCGTGCCGGTGCGGAGTGGGTGGAACGAGCGCCAGAAGGCGCGGTCGCGCTCCACCCACTCCGCGGAGCTTTCGTCGTGCCAGACCAGGAGCGGCAGCTCAACCTGCCGCTCCCGCACCCGGACGCCGCGACGCCTGCGGCCTGTCCGCCGATCCGAGACCTGGGGCTCGAACGGCGGCAAGTGCAAGCCAACCACGCCGCTGCTGACAACCTGAACGCCTGACTGGCCGTCATTCAGATCCCACGTCGTACCGTCCCAGCCGGTCCAGATCAGTTTGGTAGAGACCCACGGCTGCTCTGGCGGAGGAGGCGGCGCGTAGGGCGCAGCCAGCACCATGACGTTTGGCATAGATACGCTCCATTCAGGCGGCGTTCAGATTCAGGCGATTGCGGAGCACTGCGCGCCGCTTCTGCCTGTCCGCTTCGAGGAAGAACTCACGCGGGTCAGACCCGAACGTCGGGTTGTTCATCACGATTGCCGGGCCCATTTGCGCGGTTTCCGTGCGAGCCCGGGTATCCGCGAGGCGGACATCCGTTACCGGCGCATTTGCCGTGTTGCGCAGCGACATGGCGAGTTCCGCCGCAATCGACGAGCCGTTACGCCGGCCCGAGGTCATTGCGTTGAGCGCCGAGTTCGGGATTACCTGCTCGCCGCCCTTGAACATCACCAGTTCGGGGCCGTTCTCGCCGACAATCGCCGGACCCTTCGGGGCGTACTTGGTTCCCCTTCCGAAGAATGAGATGTGTACGTGATCCGTGTGCGGGTTCGGCGTGCCGTGATAGTCGCGCCAGCCTTCAGCGTTGCGTTGGATGTTCCAGATCTTCCGCCACCAGATGATGTAATTGATCCCCAGTGACTTGGCGTGAGCCTTGGCGTACTTGGACATCGAGTCGCCTTGGCTCTTCGACTTCGTCATGAAGTCCAAGGCGCGGGCTTCCGACGGGTCGTGTCCCGGGTAGGTGCTGGCTCCGGAGAAGCCGAACATCGGGGCCAGGACCGCGGCGGCGTTGCGGGCGGTGATGCCTGCGCGGCCGTACACCTTCGCCGAGCCCTTTCCGAACGAACCGGGAGAAGCCGCTTCGGACTCCCCGCGGCCGATCAGATCGGCGACCTTGTCGCTGATTCCCTTTGCTACAAGGCCCGGCGTTGCCGCCACGATCTGGCCGTAGATCGAGTCCTTGATCGACGACAGCTTGCTCAGCGCGTTGCTCTTGGCCTTGTTGAATGGGTCGAGCAGCTTGGCGAACGGGTTGACCCAGCTCGTCGTGTCCCCGGTGTCAGCGTTGTTGGCGCTGGAGTTCGACGCCCCGCGCAACCAGTCGAGCGTGAACTGACGGTTGCTCGCTTTGGCGAAGCCTCCGTTGGCTACCTCGAAGTGGATGTGCGGTCCGGTCGCGTTGCCGGTTGCACCGACGCGGCCGATCATCTGCCCTGCGCGGACGGCCTGTCCGGCCCGGACAAGGAGCTTCGAGGTGTGCCCGTAGACGGCCTGGAGGCCGCTGACGAAGCGCTCGAAGATCGCTTGGCCGTAGCCGCGACCGTAGCCGGCGTGCGTGATCTTGCCGTCTGCGGCGGCGTAGATCGGAGCGCCCTGCGGGTCGGGGATGTCGATGCCTGAGTGGCCCTTGTAGTTGGGGCTCAGGCGCCGAGTTGTGCCCGGCCAGACGCGCTTGTCGACGATGCCGCCGAGCGCGTAACCCGGCTGCTGGAACGGAGCCAGACTCTGGCCGTGAATCGCAGCGCTGTTGACCGCGTGCAACCTGGCACGCTCGTACGGGTCACGCATCGCCTCGGAGACGTAGACGCCTTCGCCCTCGCGCATCGGACGGAGATGGGTGTCTCCACCGCGCCAGGACGAGTGGCCTGGGATCACGCCGCCGCGGGCAAAACCCTTGGGCAGCCCGACGTGGAGCTTGTCGGCCAGGTCCTTCAGACCGACCGCGTTGGCCACCGTACGGATAGCGGCGAGCAGACCGTTCTCCAGGACATCCTTCACGACAAAGCGGACGGGGTCCTTTGCCTTGTTCTTAAGAGCATCCCAGGCCTTGGAGATCGCCGCGACGGCGGTCTCGAAGGCGCCCGGCAACGCGTTGATCGCGTTTGTGATGTGCTCCTTGATCCGCTTGAACATCTCTGCGGTCTTAGTACGCAGATCGGTCCAAGCCTTGGAGGCTCGGTCCTTCAGCGTTCCAGCGGCTCGGCCTGCGGCGTCGCGTGCTTGGGTGAACCGGTCCGACACGTTTTGGCGAATCGTGTTCGCCGCGTTGCCGATGTTGGTCCGGGCCTCGGAGAACCGCTTGGTGACGGTGTCCTTCAGACCGCGGGCCAGCTCGCCTGCCCTTGTCTTCGCCTGGCTGAACCGTTCGGCGACGCGGTCACGGATCTGCCCGGCCGCGTTCCCGACGTTCGTGCGAAGTTCGGAGAAGCGGCGGGTGGCAGCGTCCTTCAGTTTGCTGGCTGAATCACCTACGGCCGTCTTCATCTTGTCGAAGCGATCCGAAGCCGTGGCCCGGATCGTCCCGAAGATGTTCTTCGCGCTATTCTGGAGCGTGCGCCAGTGAGAAGCGACAGCAGAGCCCATGGCCCCTGCGGTGTCCCCGGCGGTCTTCTTCGTCGCATTGAGGGCGTCACTGACGCTCGTGGAGATCTTGGACCAGATGTCGCCCGTGGTCTTGTTCAGCGCATTCCACGCGTCGTCTACGGACTTGTGGAGGGAATCTAGCGCTTTCTCCGTCTCTCGCTTCAGCGGGGTAAAGACCCGCTCTCCGAGCGCCTTGCCGACTTCCTCGGGGGAATCGAACTCTTCGCCGAACAGCCGCGTGACGATGTTGATGAAGAACGTCATTTGGCCGCCACTCATTTGAGTGACGCCCTTCTTGATCTTCTCAAGATCGAGGTTGACGATGCCGTCGACGATCTCGATGATGCCAGCCGCCGTGCGGATGATCAGTTCCAAGAGATCGCCGAGGAACGGGATCAGATGGTCCTTCACGAAGCTGCTCGTCAGCGTGTTGCTGAGCGACTCGATCAGGTCGACGATGGCCGGGAGGTTTTCGTCGAGCGTGGTGATCAACTCGATCAGGAGATCTGCCAGGATCGGCGTCACCTTGGCGATCAACTGCACCAGAACAGGGACGATGCGCTTTACGATGGAAAGCAGCGCCGGGCCGACCTTCTTGCCGATCTTGCCAAGGGCGTCGAACAGGGCGGTCTGCAGGTCCTTGATCGACGGCAGCAGCTGGCCCAGGAACTGCGTGGCCTGGGAGAATGCTGAACCGATCGAGTTGGCGAGCTTCTTGCCGTCGGCACCGGAGAAAAGGTTCTTGAGCGTCGCGCCCAATTCCTTCATCACCGGGCCGAAGATCTCGCCGATGCGTTCGCCGATGGCGCGGAGGCCCAGGATTCCCTGGACCAGCGCAGAATCCCGGCCACCGAGAGCCTTCTCTGTGTCCTTGGTGACGCGGCCCGTGAAGAGCAGATCGAAGCCGGCGCCAACGGTCTTCAGTGCGGACTTGATGCCGTCGGCCGTCTTCTTCGCCGCGGAGCGGAGCCCGTACAGGAAGTCGACAAGCGGGGACGATGCGCCCACTCCGAGCTTCTTGCTGTCGCCGACGTTGAATTCTCCGGTCCAGAGAACCTTGAACGCGGTGCCGACCTTCTCGAAGGCCGTGACCAGCTTCGGAGCGTGCTTGTCGACCAGATCGCTGAACTGCGGAATCATCCGCTCAGAGATGAAGTTGAACGCGTCAGTCAGGACCGGGAGGAAGTAGCGGCCGATTTGGATCTGGAGGGTTTCGAATCCGCCTTGGAGGCGTTCCTGAGCGCCGGCGAAGCCCTTGGTTGCCTCGGCTGCAAGTGTCTCAGCAGCGGCTTGGTCGCGAACAGCCTTGCTGTACTCACCGATCTTCTTGGCGCTTGTTTCGGCGATGATGCCGGCGGCACGGGAGGCGTCGGAGCCAAACAGGGTGTTCAGCGTCGCGATCTTTTGCTCGCGGGTCTGACCCTTCAGAGTCTCCTTCAAGACCTCCGAGATCTCGGCAAGGGACTTGACGTTGCCTTGAGCATCAAAGAACTGGTTAGACAACGCGCCGGTCGAAGCGGCGAGTTTCAGGTACGCGCTGTTCGCACGCTTGGAGCCAATCTCCGAGCCGGAAAGCTCAGCGGCCAACTGACGAAGCTGAAGATTCAGCGTGCCGGCGTCTGAAGAGACGGGCTTGATCCCGTTCTCCCTCAGCACCTTCATCGCGGTGGCTGCGTCCAGCTCCATCAGGCCCAGGTCCTCAAAGGCCTGGATCGCCGTGTTGGTCTGCGGAACGAGCCGCTGCAGCATGACTTTCAGCGAGGTACCTGCGTCGGAGCCCTTGACACCGGCGTTGTCGAGCGCGGCGAGCGCAGTGACGGTGTCTTCCAGCGAGAGGCCGGCAGTGTGAGCCTGCGCGGCCGTCTGAGAGAGCGCGACACCAAGGGACTCGACGCTTGCCGTAGATGCGTTTGCCCCACCCGCAAGAGCTGCCGCGATCTTGCCGGAGTCCTTTGCAGACAGGCCAAAGGACGTCATGCCCTGGACCATGTAAGAGGCGGCCTTGCCGAGTTCCAGACCACCGGCGGTGGCCAGCGTCAGCGTGCTCGCCAGCACCCCGGCTTGGATCTCGGCCGAGGAGAGGCCGCCCTTGGCCAGCTCGTACATGGCGTCCGAGGCGCCCTTCGCGGAGAAGGAAGTCTTGGCACCCATGTCGATCGCGAGATCGGTGAGCTTCTTCAGGCCAGCCTGACCCTCACCCAGCGTGACGCTGACGAGCCGCATCTGCTTGTCAAAGGCGCTGGCGGCGGTGACCGAGGACTTCAGGGCCGCACTCGCGCCGACTACTGCGGCGGCGGCTGCGACACCAATGCCTTGGAGAGTCTTCTTGACGCCGTTGGCGACGGAGCGGAGTGCCGACTGCATAGCCCGGCCTGCGGCGGTGACTGCGGTTCGGGCGGCGCCTGCTAGGGCCGTGCCGAACGCCTTGCCGGCAGTGAGCCCCGCCTTGCCCGCCGTCGCCGCGAAGGATTTCAGCGTGCGACCGGCGTCGGAAAGCCCACGGCCGACTGCAGCCCCAAGACCGGAGAACCGGCGGCCGGCAGCGTCTGCGGCGCTGGAGGCCTTGCCGGTGGCAGAGGCCGTAGCGTCGAGAGCCTCCTTTGACCGCTTCAGCGCTTGGGCCTCGTCGGCGGCTGCCTGCTGGACTTTTCGAATCGCGGCCGATTGAGCGTTCTTCGCCTTCTGCAGGCGGTCCTCGGCGGCGAGGAGTTGGGAAGTCTTAGCCTTGCCGGAGCTGCGCAGTTCGTTGAGCTTGGTCTCTTCGATGCGGAGCTTGCGGGTTGCGTCGGCTTCAGCCTCGCGAGCGCGTTCAGCGGCTGCGGCGGTGCGCTTCAGCTCGGCCTGGTACTGGCGCTCGGCGGCGCGGGCAGTGTTGAGGCCTTCGGTGACGCCCTTGGCGAAGCGGTCGCCGACGGACTTGCCGGCCTTCGCTCCGATGACGGAAAGGGAGCGCTCGACCGTCTTTTCGAGGCCACGCAGGACGGGTGTGATAACAACCGAGGCCCGGCCGATTTCAATGCCGTTCGCCACCGGGACCCCCTATTGAAGATGAGAAGAGCGGGCCACGTCGGAACGTGGCCCGCCCATTTGGATCAAGCGCTCTCGCCCATCAGGCGGCGCTGAATCAGTTCGGCGGCTTCGGCCATCTCGTCGCTGAGCCCGAGCCGGGTAGCCATTTCGTCGAGATCCACGGCGGTGCCGAAGCGTGTAGAGCCTTCGGAGCCGAGTTGGAGCGCAGCCGCGGCTGCGTCAACGCCCTCGCCAGTGAAGCCCTTGGTGCCTGGGCGCGGGATCGGCTTGGGGCGTTTACCCTTGCCTCCCCCGGCCTGCCAAATCTGAGCGTTCAGGGCGTCGACCTGGGCTGCGGCTAGGTGAGCTCCAAGCGTCCATTCCCAGTCGGGATTGACGTCTCGGACCGTGGCTGAATCGTGCGGGAGCCAGCGGATCATGGCGGCCAACTCCGCCCACGAGAGGCGGTCCGTTCCGATGTCTCGGATGTGGAAACCGCTGCGCAGAAGATCAGCGGCAACCGCCGACTGGTGCTCGTGGACGAAAGCGGCCAGGCCGATTACTTCTTCGAGGGTGCAGCCTTTCCCCCCGACTTCTCCGAGTGCGCCGACCACCCTTCGACCAACTCGTCAAACTCGTCGGTGGCGATGTCCATCTCCAGCAGCTTCTCAAGTTGGTCGGCGGTCAACAGCGAATCAGCCAGCAGCTTCACAACGCCGAAGCCCGAGGTCTCGGCGAGCGCGTAGGCCGTCTTGAAGGGGAGGGCGAAGTCCTGATCCAGGACCAGCTGCTCACCGCTCTTGAAGGTGTGGATGTAGCTCATGGTTGTCTCCTGTCGTTCCCTGTCTGTTCACAGATGAGACACCGGGCCGGCCGACAGGGTTACCGGCCCGGTGCCAAATTTTGTTTGCGGCGATCGCTAAAGGGATCAAGCCGCGGATTCGAGACGCGCGAACCATTCGGAGTCCGTCATGGCGTGCTTTTGCGAGTTGTGGCGCCAGCATGCCGTAGCGCAGTTTGCGCGAGAATGCTCGCCCCCACGAGTCAGTGGGATGCGGTGCTCAAGTACCGTTCGCAAGGCGCTACCGCGAGGCAGCGTCGGGTCGGTCTTGCAGCCGCCCAGGTAGCAGATGTACCCGTCGCGCTCGAAGATCTCGACGTCTTCGAACGTCTCAATTGTGGCGCCTGCGCGCAACGCGTTCCGCTTCTGGGAATATCCGGACCACTTGGCGCGATTGGACGCACGCCACTCCTTCGCGTACTCCGGATGGCTCTTGCGTCGAGCAGCAGACGTGGCCCGACCGCGCTCCGAGTTGGCGGCATACCATTCGCGGGCCCTGCGCGCCTCGCAGCGAGTGCACGTTCGCCGGTGTCCGTATTTGGACCGAACACACCCCCGCATCGCTACTCGGCGCCACTCTCCGCAATGCAGACATTCACGGCCGGCGCGAACTCTCCATTCAAGTTCCACTTCTTCTCCTAGAAAAGCGACAGGGCACCGCGTCTAGGAGTCGCGGTGCCCTATCTAGCCCTCGATGATCAATCGAGGGATGTCTTGTGGTGCCTGAATCAGGCGGTCGGGAGGCCGATGCTCTGGTACAGCTTCGCTACCGAGCCGACCGAATCCGGGTAGGCCTTGACGCTGACGCCGTAGCGCACAACGTCAGTGGAGGCAAAGGTCACGTCCTCGACCTCACTGGGCTTGCCGTCCTTGATCACGACGCGGATCTTGTTGTCGCCGTCGGCCATCTCCAGGACGTAAACGGCGTGATCAAGCTCGCTCGCGTTCAGATCCACAACGACCTTCTTTGGGTCGGTCGAGTTCGCAGGGGTGACCACAACATTGGCGTTGCCGAAGTAGGTCTTGAGAACCTCTTCATCGCCGGCCTGCAGCATGCTCCAGGAGTAGGTTGCGCCGTACTCGCTCTGCACATCGCGGAAGTCGAGCCCGCCCCACGCCTTGATGGTTTCGACCGAGCGCTCAATCGCCTGGGTAACGCCCTCGTCGGAAATGAATCCGAGGCCCTTGAACGCCGCGTCCAGGGCGGTCGTGGCGTCCGTCGGAAGCGTGGTGCCCAGGGGCGCCCGGTAGACACCGCCGGTGGCCTTAGGCTTGCCGACGATTCCGAGACTAGTGTCGTTCGTCATGTGTTACATTCCTTCTAAGAATCAATCGGCGAGTACCGTGGACCGGTAAAACACCGCAAATTGGAAGAAGCGCATGGGCGCTCCGGACGGATCCGACATGTCGGTCGGAGTCGTCAATAGTTCGATATGCGACACGGGATTATCCGAGTCGTCGTTTGCAGCGCCGAGAATCGACGCCGTAGCGATAGCAGCCATCACATCGGCTTCGTCATCCGTCTCGGCCCATAAAGTCACCGCGATGATCACTCGCTGTTGGATGATGTTTTGCTGCCGACCGCCGCGGTTCGCGAGAGTCAGGCCGCGGGCAGGGCGCTGGGCAGGGACGGCCCGACCAACAAACGCATCTGCGTAGCCGGCCGAGGTCAATCCCGTCTTCGCCAGCGCCCCGAGCCGTGCCAGGATCGGGGCGTGGATTTGCATCAATCGGCCTCGCGTAGCATGGCCTGAGTCAGCGTTCCGTGATCGGCCTCGACCTTGAGCGCGTACGGGACGTCCGCCACCACGCGGTAGACCACGCGGTCGGTGAAGTCCTCTTCGACTCGGATCGAGTCGCGATACGCTCCGGTCTCAACCGGAGCAATCGCCCGGGCAGCGTCAGCAACCCGCTCGGCACCTTCCCGAGAAACGTCGGCGAACGCATCCGAAAACAGGATCTGCTTGATGCCGCGGTCGTCGATCTTGAACTTTGCTCGACTGGCCATCAGCCCTGCCTCACCTTGAGGTTCACGACCCACCCGCCGAGGAACGGCGAGGTCCAGAGGAACGGTGCGCCGGAGACTTCGTACGTTGTACCGCGCACAACGACTCGGTCCCGGGCGGTCACGTCAATGGGGGCCTGGTCAACGACGTAGATCGTCAGATCGATATCGAGCGGGTTTCGGCCAACCTGGAACGGATCTCCGTTGGAGAGAACGAAACCCGACGCGACGAGGCAGTTCGAGATCTCTCGCTGTGTCGGATGATCCCAGTCGTCGCCGATCGGGTTACCGAAGCTGTCGGTCCGAGTCCCGGCTCGCAGCCGAGTGATCGTTTCGAACTCGAACACCGCTCAGCCCCTGCCCGACCCGAGCGCGATGGACACCGCCGACGGTCGGAAAGGCCGCAGACGGAGCTTCATCGCCTCTGTCAGATAGGGACCCAGCGAGGTTGCCCCGGCCGCGAACGTGCTTCCGTAAGGCCCGACCTGCATGGACTTAACCTCAAGCGGCAGCGCGTCCGTGGACGGGCGGCTCAGCAGCGCCGCCACCATCTCGGCGACAACGCGCTTGACAGCGTCAGGCGTCGGCGTCGGTACCGGAAACGGGTGCAGATACCCGACGACGTGATCGGACGCCGCTTCGAGGGGCTCGCTTAGGTACTCCAGCTCCTCCGTCGTCAGAGGTCGGCGGAGCGCTTGCTCCACGTCCTCCTGGGTTGCTAGCGCCATGATCAGTCACCTCCTCGATGCGCTTCCAGTTGGAGTCAGAGGTGACGAGCGCGTAGATCAGCGTTCCCTCACGGGGGCTGAGTACGACACCCGTCACCTCATGACGGAACCCCACGCTCAGACGAGGTCGACGACGGCGCCAACCGGGGTCTTCGCGGCGCCCATCGGGGTCGCGGCGGTGCCCAGGACGTAGGCGAAGCGCGCCTTCAGGCGCAGGGCGACCATGTCGCGCTCGGCCAGGTTGATCGAGCCGACGGTGGCCTGGTCCAGGAACTTCACGGAGATGTCCTGGCGCACGCCGATGCGGACACGGTTGCTGTCAACCAGGAGCGACACCGCAGCGGCCGAGTCCCACGCACCATTGCGGTTGAAGTAGGTCTTGAAGCCGCCGAAGGACTCCTCACGGAAGATCGGGAAGCCGTTGGCGTCGCGCAAGTTCGCGACCTTGTAACGCAGCGACAGGTTGGAGAGCATCGTGTCCGGAGCCCACCCAGCGGACGCGATCAGCTCAGCCACCTGGTTGGTGGCGCCAACGATGTCGTCCTTGTTGGCAGTCGCAGTGGCCCCGACCTCCTTGACCTGGCCGGCAGCGGTAGCCGCCGCGAGCAGGTCCAGGGAGACCCAGGACGCCGGCTTGTTCACGCCGAAGATCACGGCCTGGTCGAGCGCCTTGCCGATGGCCTGCCCGCCGAGGCGGACGATGTCGCCCAGCACGTCGGTGGTGGCGTCGTCGAGCACGTTCTCGTGCACCGGGATGATCACGGCCAGCTCCTCGGCGACCAGCGTGCGGTTCGCCCAGGTGACCTCAGACTGCGGCTTCACGCCGGTCGGGTCGGTAGCCGACTCAGCAACCCAGCCCGCGGTGGGCAGGGTCGCCAGGACCGGCAGGTTGTTGGTCTTGGTGCCCATGGACACCTTCGGGAAAGCCGACAGGACAGTCGACTCCTCCGTTGCGTACGCGAGCAGATCGTGGGCGTAGGCCTCTTCGATCAGGGTCGCGACCTCAGAGCGGGAAATATCCGCCACTTGGGTTCACTCCTTGTGTGGGGTGCGCCGATTCACGGCGCTCAATTGGTCTGTTGGTCCGGCCCTCAAATGCGAAGATTCGCGATCACTCGGCGGCCGTGGCCGAGAAGATCAACTAGATTCCTGCCCGCAGCCGGCGAATTGCATCCGCGGCGCGTTCCTTGTCGGACATGGGCTGGTGATCCGCGCCAGAAGCCCCGGACTTGAGTCCGGTTCCGCTGGTAGCGGTAGGAGTCTTCGGCGCGGCGGCGGGCTTTGCAGCGTCGCGCCACGCAATGAGCTGATCGGCGGATGCCTCAAGCTCTTCTCGTGTCGCGCCAATCAATGACGCGGACGGCACGCCCTTTTCACGGGCAACTTCGGAACGCAGGCTCGCCTGTTCCGCAGCGGAAGCACGAGCTTCGGCGGCCTTAAGGGCCTCCTGCGCGCGCTCCAATTCGGTCTTCTGCGACTGCTCGAATTCGTCGTACTTCTCAGCCTTTGCCTTGTACTCGGCATAACCGGCATACTGAGCCTTCTGGCGCGCGAGGCGCTGGCCAAGAATCTTGTCGAGTTCCTCCTGAGAGGTGATTGCCTCAAACGCCGGAGCGCTCTCGGTCGCCTCGACAGTCTCTTCGACGACAGGGGTTTCGTTTTCGGGCATGTATGTTTCTCCGTAAGCTCGTCAGCATTCCGACCACTTGAGCGCCGGTCGTTAGCGCAGTGCCCTCAGTGAGTTCTGAGGAAGTCAGTAAATTCCCGAGGCGCCGGCGGCGTTTCGCACTTCGGCGCTCGTGTCCGATACTGCCCACAAGGCGGTGGCAGTGGTGGAGATTGACCTTCCCTGGGGAAGAATGAATCCGTTTGCGGGAGTCACAAGATTGCTGGACCCGACATAGACGACGCCCGGCCCGAGATTCTGAACCAGGCTCGCTTGGCCGTTCGTAATCTGTACTGGCGTCGTTCCAACGGCAACACTTGCCATACTTAAGCGGTCCTCTATTCGTGGGTCGAGGGTGCAGGCACGGTGCTGTTCGCGATGTCTTCCTTGATCGCGGCAACCTGCTGCTGCGTAATCCCGGGGATAAGCGTCAGCAAATGCGGCAGGATCGCCGGGTTCACCGTCGCCAGCTTCGTGACGCCGTCCACGACGGCTGCGAAAGAGCGGGCTTCGGTGTCACGCCAAACGACCTCGGCTGATTCGTCTTCGGCCGTGCCGGCGTCGCCGTCCATGGCCGCTCCAAGGCGGAGCATCTGCTCGATGGACTCCCCGGAGCTGTCGCGCTTCGCACGCAGCTTGCGCTGCATCGTCGCCTCGGCCGCGGCCAACGCCTCGGCGGAGACGTTGATCATCTTCCCGGTGACCTGCGCAGGGCTGATGCCGGCGGTCATGGCCACGTGTTCGAGAAGGTCAGCCAGCAGCGCGTTGTACGAGTCAGTGGTGCCTGCGGTCAGGCGCTGGACACGCACGCCTTCGTCATCGAACACCCACTTGTGCCGCGCCGATGTCTCGGCGAACTCCGCAGCGGTGCCGCTCCAGCCGACAATGACGTCCTGCGGCTGCGCGCCGAAGCGGGAGACAATCAGGCGATCGAAGTTGACGTTGTTGATCGCCTGCTGCATTTGGATCAGCGGGGCGACCTCGCCGACGATCCAGTCGTCCGCGTCGCGGTCGTTGACGAAGCGGACAACGGGGCACACCGGTTCGCCTTCGTACGCACCGCCGTGGGGAACCGGATCGCCGATCTCCTGGATCTTGTACGGCAGCGTCTTCAGGTTCAGGTCCGACTGCGGCGTTAGTTCGCCGAGGTCGATCTGGTACATGAATTGGCTGTCCAGTAGCAGGCCCTGGCGGCGGAGCTTTGCGTCCTTCTGGGTAACCCAGGTCTCCATCGCATACTGCGGCCAAGCATCGACCGTCGGGTCTTCGTAGACGGCGAGCAACTGGCGCGGCGAGCGGGGGCGAAACACCGGGCCGCGTTCCCCCGGCAAAACGACAACGTAAGAGGCTCCGTAGGTCAGCATCGGCCGGAAGATCTCGCCCTGACGGGCGTCCATTCGGTTGCGCTGCCACATCTTCCAGGCTGGGGCATTCTCGGTCGCCGTGGCGGCGCGGTAGCCGACCACGGAAAGGTTCTGTGCGAAGGAATCCCGCACCATTCCGAGGACGTTCAGGACCGATAGCTTCGCGAGATCCTTGATCTCGTTCTCGGCGTCGTCCGGGATTGCCGGGACGCCGCGGATTCCCTTGACGTAGCCGTAGATTCGGTCCAGCCACGAGGCTTCCTGCAGATGCAGCGCCCACATATCGGAGACGAGTGCCTTGATCTGCTCGTCGTTTAGCACCACTAGCCTCCTGCTATATGAATAGGGCGCGGCTGGATTTGCGGATTGCCGCCGCCCCATATCGCGCCAGCGTTGCCGCGACAAGTGGCGTGATGTCTGATTCGGCGTCCTTGCGGGACCAGCCCCAGCCGATTGCTTCGGTGCCGATTGTTCGTGTGCGGGCGTTTCGGAGGGCCTCGTTCAAGACCGGTTGGTCGAAGTGTGTGACCGAGCGCTCGGCGACGGCGTCCGCTAGGCCGCCGCAGGCGCGTGCCATGTCGGTGGCGCTCGTCAGTCGGACGTTGACTCGCTGTGCCTTGAGATCCGGCACCAGTGAGGCGGCCGGCGAAGCGGCGTCAATCAGGACTTCCTTGGCCTGGCTGCGCCGCTCGGCCAGCCACTCAACGACCCACTTCGTTCCGTTAGCGGTCGAGCGGTGCTCGACTACCTCGACGTGGATCGCATTCTCGGCGGCTCGGCCTACGGCGATTGCCGTCACCGAGCGCGCTGGGGACATGTCCACCGCGTAGACGAGCTTGCCGTCCTTGGCGGGGTCGTTCGTGGCGCACTTGGCCCACTGATCCATTGGGATCGCGGAGCCGCCGGCGTCGGAGGGCCACATTCCGAGGCGCTCCCGGAGAAAGCCGGCGTCGTCGAAGGTGGATCGCTCAGACTCGACGATGTCGAGGTTGATCCGATTTCCCAGCGCGGGGTTAGTGGCGAACCAGGAATCTCGGTCATTCGGATCTGCGCCAAACGGAACAGACCACTCAAGCCACACCAGCCGGGGGTCCTCACCGTTGACGCCGGCAGAACGCATCCGACGCCACACGTCGCCGCGAGCGTTCGGGCCCGGCGGGGTTCCGGTCCAGAGCTGCTGCGGGTCCTTCGACGGCGCCGACGAGAGCGTCGGGAGAATCGCTTCTAGCGCGTCCTCGTCCATCTCCTGGGCTTCGTCGAACACGACGTCATCTACGGTGAAGCCGCGGCCGGAACTCTTGGTCCGGGAAATAAACTCGATCGACCCGCCATTCTTTAGGAAGATCGCTTCCGTTCCATTGGCCGAGCGGGGTTTGCCCTTGACCTGCGCCACCAGCCACGGGTATTCACGCGAATTCGTGAAGTAGGTCAGCATTCGCAAGAAGTGCTTGCGTGCAGTTGGTACGAGGTGCGCGCTGTGAAGGATCTTGCGACCCAGTGCCACCATCTTGTAAAGCTCCACCATTTCGAGGAGCCCGTTCTTGCCGTTCTGCCGGGGCACTGCGAGGCCGCAACGGCGGGCTGCGAACCGGTCATCAGAATCGCGGGCAAGCCATCGGTCGAGTACGAGCTGTTGCCAAGGGTCGGGCTTGAGCCCGCACGCCGCAGCGAACGCTCCTGCGGGCTCCCCCTCGGTCCACGCGCTATCCGGATGCTGATCGATTCTTGGCGTCTGCGCGCCTACGCGAGAGTTCGTCAAGAGGAGTTCCCTCGGTCTTCCCCTCGCGCTCTTCGATGGCCTCAATTTCCGCGAGAATGTCCTGCATACGCCGCGCCAATGCGGCCATGTCCCTGCCCGAATCGCATTTCTCGATGGTCCGCGCCACCAAGCGGCCGAGTTCCTTCAAGGTTGCGAGTCGCTCGCCCCCTTCGAACTCCGCAGAAAGGCCCATGGTCGGTCACCTCGGTTTCGTGATGTGGAAAAACGACCTTCGGGGGGATAT